AAAAAAGAAATAAAACTATTTCTTTTTCTTTAGATTTATTTTCCAATATACACCACCACCGATATATGGTTGGAATTCGCCACTTAATCCGTTTACAACCGTATTGTTAACGCCAGTCGACACCTTGTATAATCTATCGCTTTTATCTTTTAAAATCAACCCTAAACCCATAAGCCTAACCACATTTGGTTTGTCAAAATTGGCATCAAACCCAAAGAATAGTTGTGTTTTCTTTGGTTCTGGGGTGTAAATTGTATCTTTAACTACTTTTTGTTTAACTTTTGCATCAAAAGATCTAGACAAAACTTTATTTTGACTGATTGTTTCATTTAATGCTATGGTACCCAATCCATTAGGTAGTGTTAAGGTTTCTTTAACCTCATTTTTTACGTAAAAATCCTTAAGGATTGCTGCGGTATCTACAGGTGTTAGAACTGTGTCGTGAACAACAACTTGAACTTCATATGGTACTGGTACTTCAACCTCTACTTCTGTTTCGTAAGGAATAGTATCATGTACTGCATATGGTATAGAGTCTGTCTGTACCGTTTTGATAACCCTATTGGGCATAAACCCTCCAGGATTTATGAATTCCAGGAGGGCTAATAATATTAGTAATACTATTACTATGTGTCTAATATCAAAAATTTTCTTCATTTTATTTTAACAATAGCATTGATGTGGCTATAACCCCAACAAAAGATCCTACTTTATATAAAAAGGTCTTTCTTCTTTGTCCTTTAAGTTCTTTTAATAAACTTTCTGATTTTTGTCTTTCTAAATTAAATTGCTCATCTTTTTTACTAATGATCAATTCTAGGTTAGAGATTTTTTGGTCTTTAAGTGTGTCTTTTTCTTTGAAAAGTTTGATCTGATCGTCTTTTAGACCAATAACTTTATTCAAATCTATAACCTCAGCTTTTGCACCGTCCCCACTAATAAGATCTTTAATAACCAATTTAGCAACTGGTACTTTTAACGGTACTATTGTATCAATTTTTGTTATTGTAACGGTCTGTGAAAAACTTTTCGAGGTCAGAAAAATTATAGTTGTTAACAGAATCAATTTTTTCATCGGTTTGCTTTTTAATAATAGTTATGTTTTTAGTAACGCTATTGATGTCGCCATCAATATTATCGATTTCCTTATCGATAGTTAAAATTTGCTGAGTTAGAGCCGTATTGACATCTTGTATAGAATCAATTTCATTTTGGATTGAATCTATTTTAGCATTGTAGCCAGCAACGTCGGTTTTGATACCATGTCCCTGAAAAATGCTATAAGCTGCCAAACAAGCTATAATACCTAGTAAAATGTTTTGCTTGTTTATTTTCATAAAAATCCTTTTTCATATAAATACAAAGAGGTCGCAAAAGCGACCTCAAAGTAAGACCTTGTGATTAGTTTATTTAATATTTTGTTCCGCAGTGTGGACAGAACTTATGATTATCTTTTTTACGTTTTGCACCACACTCTGTGCAATAAACGGCTAAATCCTCAGCAACTAATGGTTTAGTAGACTGTGGCTTTAATTTCCACCAATTTGTATGGAATGGGGAGGTGTAAAATGACGAATTATCATATGTAAATGATTGATCCGAATTTGACCCTTTTTCCACCCTTCCTGTTTCAAGACTTCTTAAAGGACTTGTTGAATTACTTTTAAGAAGCGTGTTTGAAGTGCTAAAAGTTGAGGTGCTGGATGTTCCACTTGTTAATGAAGTGTTAGTATAATATGCATTTGTTCCTGGAGGATTAAAATTACTCACTCCTAACGTATTATGTGTTGTGTAAGTAAATGGATTATTTGTTGTTGAGCTCCAATTCCAATTTGGATTGTTAATTGTTAAAGTACTACCTGTCCCATATGTTCCATAAATTGGTGTTGTTTCGTTATAAAATTTAACGGTAACATCACCATTTTCTGCAATAGCTCTTTGTACTTCCTCATTATTCCCATTTACAGTATAAGTTTCAAACAAAAACTTTTTGGCTTCATTCAAATATCTTTCTAGGAACACTCTTTCGCCTGGACGAAGAATAATACCAGATCCTATTGAATTACCATTCAATTCGATTTTTGCTAAAACTTTATTTTGTGTGGGATTGTAAAGTTCGATTTCGAACTCGTCACCGTTGTTAAGATATACGGTGTCTACGTGCTGTTTTAATCTTTGTTTACCTTTGGTAATGAAAGATTGTGGTACAGCAAGACCAGTGTTAACTGAAATTCTTCTGTTCATTTTCCTTATATTTTTTTGTATTTGAACCCGAATTCGTTGGTATCGATTCCAACTCAAATGTCACAAGGACACTTCCGATTCAACCACAAGGTCTAATAATAAGTATAATGAAAAAATAAAAAAAAGGGAAGTTAAAAACTTCCCCCTTTAAACACTAACCACTAATTTATTTTTTCTTTTTGACTATTTCGTCAATAATACCATAAGCCAATGCGTCTTCAGCAGATAACCATAAATCTCTTGATGCGTCTTGCATTACTTGTTTTGCGTCTTTACCACAATATCCTCCTAACAAATCAAAAAGTAAGTTATTAAGTTTTTCCCACTCAAGCATATCGATTTTAGCATCTTGGATATTTCCGTGAAATCCTCCGCTGGACTGGTGCAGCATTGTACGTGAAAATCTAAGTGACCCTCTTTTACCTTTTGTACCAGCACCTAAAAGGATTGATCCCATAGATGCAGCCATTCCAGTGTTAATTGTTCTGATATCTGAATTAATATATTCCATAACATCAACCATTGATAAACCAGATTTAACAGATCCACCTGGACTGTCGATGTGCATTGTAATATCGTTATTGTCTAAGCTATCCAAAAACATTAACTGTGCTTGAACAATTGTTGACATATGATCATTCACTTCACCCGCAACCCAAATGATTCTTTCCATCATAAGTCTACTGAATACATCCATCACAGTAACATTAAGGGATCTCTCCTCAAGAATATATGGTGTCAAACTATTTTCAATGTTTTTGTTAAAACGATGTAAATCTAATGAACCAATACCTCTGTCTTTCGCATAAAGACTAAAATCTTTTGTAATCATAATTCTTTGTTGTTTAATACAAATATAAATAAAATTTGTGGTATTAAGAAATTTTTGTTGTTACATAATCAATAGACGAGACATTCTCTTCTTTTTTGATCATAATCAAATTGTCAGACCAGTTTCTGATCAATGGATTGTGTGATATTACAAAAATATGCTCGAAATAGTTTTTGATTTTCTTAAAGAATTCACCAACCATCTCCAAGTTCTCATCAGCTATTTTACCAAACACTTCGTCCATAACAACAATATTTGGTTTTGGTAATGATGATACTTTTGTAAGTACACTTCTTAATGCTAAAGAAGATATTGTTCTTTCATACCCAGAACCGGCATTTAATGGTTTAACAACTCTAGTTTCAGAATCAATCATAATAAACTCTAATTCGTTCTTATCGTTTATATTTAATTCTAAAACAAAGTAGCAACTGTCAGAAAGTAATCTACTCAATTCTTGATTAATGAGTGGTATCATATTTTTCAAAATTGTTTTTGAAATACCATTTTTACCATAGGTCATCAAATAAACCTTAAATACACCTTGAAGTTCTTCCTCCGCTTTTATCTTTGTTATCAATTCGTTGTAGGTTTTAATTTTTTCCTCCATCGTTGTGATATTGATTTTGTTTCTTTCAATTGTTGAATTTGAAACGCGGATATCAGCATTTACAGTTTCCAATCTAGTTCTTAACGAAAGAAGTTCGGCATCTATTTTTTGATTCTCATCAAGCTTCTTTTTATTATTCTCGTAATTATCTAGCTTAGTTTGTTTAACATTAATCTCCAAATCTTTTTGATCTACTTCAAGCTCGTATCTTGCTTTGCGCAGTTTGTTTCTTTCGTAGTTATCAAACTCAGATTTAAGAGAATCGAAACCACCTGATTGCACTTTCAATTCATCAAGTTCTTTTTCGGTTGAATCAATTTGAGAGCTAATTTCTTCAATCTCTTTCTTTAGGTTTTCAATCTCGTATGTATGGTCAACTTCATCTAAAGCTCGCTTACATGTTGGACATATCTTTCCCTCTTCAAGTTGTTTTATTAACTTTTCCTTTTCTCCTTTGGTATGCTTATATGCAACAATAAGTGAGTACACCTCACCCATTTTCTCTTTTAGGTCTTTGTGCTCATCTTCACTGTAATATTTGGAAGGTTCTTTCACATCTACAGCTTCTGCGTTTCTTTTGCTTGCTGCTTTTTGTGTGTTTAATTCTTCAATCTCTCGTTGAAGTGCAACAGGATTTGTTTTAATTAGTTCCTGGTCAATATCATTTGATCTCAAGCCAAGAATATAATCTCTTCTATCTTCTAATTCTTTTAACTTATTACCATAGTCGGTCAAAAGATTAGTATGTTCAAATATTTGATCTTTAGAGTTTTCAATACTTTCGTTACTAGCTTCAATATCAACTTCTAATTGTGCAATATTATGAGTATTGCTAATTAATTTTCTAGACCAATCATTATAGATTTCTTTACAAATCTCTTCCTTTTGCTTTAGATTTTCTAAACCCAAAAACTTAGTTAAGATTTGACCTCTCGCTGTTGGCTTAGATTCGATCAATTCTTCTAGATTATAACCAGTAGTTAAAATTGTAGAAAGAAAATCTTCTTGGGTTCCGATCGCTGATTCAATAAACGTCTCAGTTTCCCTTCTCTGTTCTCCTGTTAAATTCTCAAGCTCACCATCTTCCTTTTCTTTATAGAATTCTAATTCGCTTTTTACAGAGTATTCGCCGGATCTACCTTTCTTTCTGGTTAATGTTCTGGAGATAACATAATTTTCTCCATCAATTGTTATATGCCCCTTTACAACAACTTCATCGTCGTCGGTAAATTTATTGAAAACCTCGCCGTTTGTTTTTGTTTTAGTTGTTGTATTAAAGAATAAAAACATTAATAGATCAACACTAGATGTTGACTTACCACCAAAGTTTCTAGGATTTGATTCGATAACGCTGATACCATTCAATTCGGTAAAATCAATACTGTTGTTCTTTCCAAAAGAAAGAAAGTTTGAAAACTCAACTTTCTTAATGAACCATTTATTGTATCTTACTTTATTCTCATTGATTTTATCAATTTGAGAATTAACACGATTGTCTAATCTATCTAACAGCTCCCACTTAACATTAACCTTATTCTCAGTTAGAAAATCTTTCATTAATGTTTTTTGATACTGATGGTCTAGTATACTATCAGTAACCTCTAGAGTCTTCAGCTTTGTGTTTTGCTTTTGACTTAGAGTTTTTGTAACAACTTGCACATGTGTTGTATTGTACTTGTTTTGGAAGTACGTTTTAACACGTTTAATTCTCTCTGGGGTAAAGTTCTCAGCAACGTCTTCCCACTCAACTTTAATAAAAGGATTCATATCTGTTAAAGATAATGTTTTTGATTTAAAATTAAAAATTTTTTCTTACTTAATTCTGCTTTCTTCGAAAAATTCTACAATACCATTAATTGCCCATACAATTCCACAGGTAAACATTCCATCGAAGAAAACACCAAATAACCAATTAACTTCTAAAAATCTTGAAGTTAAGCTACCGAGAAGTATTGACATAAAAAAGCCAACCCATGTAGATGTACACATCATGCAACTAATTAGATCACCAAAGAATTTAGATTTCTTTTTAATCCAAGCTCGTTGGTTTTCAAAAATTGATCCGTAAACTAGAATAGTGGTCATACCGTAACCCATAAATGCCCACAAGATTAAAACTGATACCATAATTTAAATTTTATTCGTCATATAGATTATTCAAGTCGCTACCCTTTAGATATTTCGCTTTATTCATTTTTTCTAAAGCAGTTGTTATCTTGGCTAGCTCGTCTTTTAATTTATCATTTTCCAGCTTTAAAGCTTTAACCTCATCATCATTAACAACTACCTTTTCAATAGGTACTTCTTTAATTACTTCTTTGATGATTACTTGTTTTTCGCCTTTAACTTGTACCGGAACTTCTTTGATAACCTCAACAATTTTCTCAACAGGAACCTCTTTAACCACTTCAACTGTTTTTATAACTTCAACAATCTTTTCAACAGGAACTTCCTTGATCACTTCTTTGATCACCTCTACTTCTTTTCCTTTTGCTGTTGTTGGTGTTTCACCATATTTTTCTATGGTAAATCCTCTTTGAAATATCTTTTTGGCTGTTCCTTCGATGTCTGTAATATTGTTAAGTTCGCAGTACCTTACAAATTCATCATCCAGCGTTAACGAGTTCTTCTTTTTCATCTTGAATATCGTTTATATCTGAAATGGTAAAATGCATGTATGGTTGATTGTTTGGTAAATCAAAGAAATCATATTTTTTTGTTACCATATCAAATATCCCATAACCATGATGTTTAACTGTTTCACCAAAGTTTTGTTGAATAAGAGAACCGATCATAATAGCTAATCCACCACCAGGTAGTTTAAATGTTTGTCTTTTATGTATATCACCGCATAAAAGTAAATCTAAGCCAACAAAGTTTAATCGATCATACCCATCTTCAAATTTAAAGCCGAGATCTGTAGACATACCTTGTATTGCTCCGTGAAACAAACCAATTTTATAACGACCGTCTGCTTTAAAATCTGGTCTTTCATTGTGTTGGTACAATGAATATACAACCCAGTCAACATTTTCATCTTCATACACACCTTTGTCTTTTAGATAAACAATATTTTTATTGTCTATTAATTCTACAACTGGTGTTATACTATCTAATCGCTGCATATTATTTTCTAAGAAATCGTGGTTTCCCGGAATAATAACAACCTTACCATAACCAGAAAGTTTATTTAAAAACCAACTGGTTAACATTAGTTGTTCGTTTGAAATATTGATTTTCTGATGTGCAATATCGCCAGCAATAACAATACGAATCTCATCCCATTTAACACCTTCAGATGTCCATTGTGCACTATGTTCTCTAATTTCTTCAATTAGCTTTTCAAATTGCTCTTTATACAAATCATGTAATTGAATTGTTCTGATGTGTAAATCTGCAATGTGTACAATTTTTTTAATCATTTTATTTTGAGTTTAACATGTCGATAATCTCTTTTCTCATGTCTGCACATTTGAAAACTTTGTAATTGTCATTACCTTCAAAAAACCAAACGAAATATAGATCACCTATCTTTAAGTTTGTGTTCTTTTCGATAATATATTTGTATAGACTTGTTTGAAGGCTATATGTGTTATATTCACATTCATCTAAATGTGAGATTGGTCTTTTAAATCTATTTCCATAATCACTCTTCATGTTTATGGCTTTGTTTGTTTTCCAGTCCCAGATTTGAATCTGATTGCTTTTCTTGTTCCAGAATAGCTGGTCTACCATTCCACATATACCTAATTCAGCATCGCCAATTACAAATTCGCTTTTTAAAGGTATTAAATTTGCTTTACTATCGTTATAGAATCTATCAAATAGTTTTACACATTTGTCATATGCTGGTTTAACAATGTCTTCACCAAATCTATTAACAGCTGGTGATGAATCGTATGGGAAAATTTTATTATTCCAATGGTTTTCTGCATAATCATGCACTGCGCTTCCTTTGATGGTGCTATAATCTCTTTTGTGGTCCCATTCAGCTAATACCTCTTCTTTTACTAGGCCATGTTTATTTGCATATCTTTCAGCTTGACCATCGCTGTCAAATTTGTTTTTGAACTTTCCAATAAAAGTGGTCGCAGATGTCAATAATTGATCTTCAATATAATAGTGATGTGGCTCATCATGATACTTGATGTGATCAAACTTGTTTAATTCTAATAGTAAATCCATATTAATCTAATTGTAGTTTTTCTAAATTTTCGAAATCGCCTTTTAAATCAGCGATATCTTTGTCTATAGGCATTTTAACGACCCATACTTTACCAAATAACTTGCCCGTGTTTAATTTATGATAAAGTCTTTGTGCATCTTCCCATGCATCCCCATCCAACACAATAACAATTTCTTTTGCATTTGCATAAAGTTTAGAGTAAAGAAATTCACCCATAACCTTACCTAGCATAGCAATTGAATTATCAACAAATATACTATCAAACGCGCCTTCAACCAGATAAATTGTTCTATTCCAATCTATTAGGTGTTCATTGAAGATTATTATTTCTTTCTGAACATCAGGATTCTTATATTTCATCTTGGTCTTAGTTAAGTAAGACCTGGCAACAAAATAATTAAGTTTTCTATTCGCATCATAAGAGGGGATAATAATTCTGTTTGCAAATAAACCTTCATAAGCAAACCCAATATTATGTTTTTTAACCATATCATCCGTTATATTTCTACTTTTGATATAGTTGTATGCTTGCCTGTAATGATGTGTTAGTTTTAGCCCCATGCTCGCTCCTGAAAATGAAATAAATTCATTTGGAAGATTAGCTATTTTAGTGATTTTCTGTGGTTGCTCCACGTCTTCCGGACGCATTAACTCATAAAACTGAAGTTGCTTTTTTGTCCCATATTTTTTTATGAGCTTATAAAGATTTCCGTGAGTTTCGTGAGTTTCACCACAAGACCAGCACTTGTAAACCCCCATTCTATAGTTGATTTCCAAGTTACCTTTACCGTCTCCTTCATCTAAACCCTTAATCTCATACGAACAAACAGGACAATCAAAGGATATTTGACCCTTATAGTCATTGTGCATCTTGTAATTTCCAAGAATGTCCTCTAAAAGTTCAACAATTTGATCGAAATCGGTATCAGTTGCGGTCATATTTTAAATATAAGTAAAAAAAACCGTAAAAAAAAATCCCCAGAGACACCACCCTCTGGGGAACCAACCAAAATGTAAATAAATTTACATTCCCGCCTACATTATTAAATATAACACAAATAAAGTTCTTTATCAAACATTAGTTGCCATTTTTTCTTTAGTCTTCTTTTCTTTGATAATTCCAACAGGATAATAAGTAATTTGATCAATAGTAATTGAGTTTATTTTATATCCAGTGTTTGGGTTTGTAACATTAATTCTTTTACTAATACTAGTATCATAGATAACATTTTCAAGTACCACTTTGCCGTCGACCATTCTTTTAATTGTTTTTTCCATTTTTTTAATCGTTTTCTTTTATCATGTTTATATATCCTATAACAGCCGTTGCGGCGTCAGCCATATCATAGTTCTCTTTCTTTAAATTACCTGTTTTACCATATAACCATTTTACCTCTGTACATACTGCATTAACGTGTTCCCAGATAACGTGTTTTTTATCAATGTCTTTTGGATATCCACCGAATAATACGTTCTTACCTTTACCGTTGTCACCAACTAAATCTGGAAATGCAAACTTTCTAGCGTTGTATGTTGAAATAAATGTTGGTACAATCTCTAATACATCATATACTGCTTTGCAGATCATAGTATTATAGCGAAGTAACGTACCTACTGTGTAGATGTTATTGGAATTTAATAATGGCTCTTCAATAATAACTTTTACAATACCTAGATTCTTATATGCTTCTAGATGTTTTTTAAAAGCGTCTGCCTTTTTTATTAATTCTTCTAATTTATCTTCTGGTTGTGGTTTTATCTTGGGGGAAAAATGTGTTAATTCCAATAACTTTTTTCCGGTTAGGTCAAATAAAGCCCAGCCAATTGTCTTGGTTGAAATATCTAAACCAAGAATCTTCGATTTGTTTTTGAATTTAAGGTCCATAAAACAAATAATAAGAAAAAATAAATCTATAGTAAAGTCTTAGAAATCAATTCTAACTGAAAATACCTGATTACCTGTTCTTTCTAACGGTTTAGCTAATTTAGCTGTAACTAAAGGTTCTTTATTTTCATTTAATAATGCTACCTCTGTTATTCTTTTTGGTTGTCCAGTAACATATGTTGGGTTCTGGCTTGTTAAGAATTGTGTTCCGGGTAAATTAACCATGAAATTTAAAACCTCTACGTCAGTTGCTCTTGTTAATTGAACAGCACCTGGAAAGGGTTGTGAATCCCCAAATTGTGGTAATGTTGGTTGATCAATATTTGGTAATGGTCCAAGATAAGTTTCAATATCATATGTTGATGCTGAATCGTACATATCTCCTGTTATCACAAATTGATATCCGCACATGTTTGTTTTGGATATTAAGTTACCAACAGTATGGCCAGATATTTGAGATGTTAAATCAATTATTTTCCAAGCGTCTGAGGACGGTTGATTTCCTGTTTGTACAACCTGAACCAAAGCATAAAATTTATTTGCTGTGAATCCAGTAAAATATGATGAATTGCTTAAGTATTTAAAATCTCCTGTTTCAAATCTAAATCCTATATTTGAATTTGTTGTACCTGTAATTTTACCATAATAGTTACAGTGCATACCGTTTTTATAGGTGTCGCCAGTGTATTGGAACATGTATGTAACCCAAGCAGTTTCTCCTGTAAGAACTACTGGATCTAAATCATAGAATGTTGGTAAATCTAATGGTACTGTGTTAAATCTAGGGGCTGGTAATGTATATTTTCTATTTGTTTTATATTCTAATACAGCCACCAATTCTTGGTCATCAAATACAATAATTTTTTTATCGACAAATACTTTACCAACACGAATACCTTGTTCGTCTAATAAAAATCTAAACTTAAGATTGTTTGTGTTTGGTTTAGTATTTTTTGCTGATGAAACATAATAATCAGTTGTATCCATCACAAATTTTGCGCCGATTGTTGTTCCTGTATTTCTATGATAAAAAATAAAAGGAATATAAACTTCAAAATGATTAACGTCAGAAACTAAATCATCTGGATCGTATGTATAATATTCTTCATCCGTTTCGCTTCCAATGTAATCATCATATTTAAAAAATCTTTCTGGATCATTAACAATGTCTCCTAATTCTGAATAGTGAATAACAGCAATACATCTTTGATCTTCTGGTTTAACATCAATTTTTTCACCGAATGAATTTGTATATGATGTTGGATTTGAAATTGTTCCGCCAGTTAAATTTGTAAATGTTTGGCCTGTAGATGTATATCCCAAATACTCTTTTAGAGATGCAAATTGAGTTCCAGTATAACCACTTAATGCCTCATCAGACGCGTCTAAACCAGCTGGCTTTTGTGTCCATATTGTTTCTAGTGTCCATGGATCGTGTTGCGCTAGATTGTCAACTGGTAATGGTGAACAGACACTTGACCCTGCTGGAGATTCTGGATACTCTAAGCTACACCTGTTGCAAACAACTCTAGTAACACTTGATGGCGATGCTCCGGCTAAATTTGGCGTTCTTCTATCTAAAACTAATTTAGTATCTCCGGTAATTGTTTGGACGCCATTTATCAATGTCGTTCCGGTATTAATGATAATATCTGTAATTTTATAGACTAAGCTTTGAGTTCCACCGCTTATTACATTGTTAGACTGTTTAAATTCATTATCAAATACCAATGTAATATACTCACATTCTCTAAAATCTTGTGCAGTTTTACCTGTAACGCCTAAAGATAATTCAGTTGTACCTGTAACTGGTACTGGTACCCCATCAATGACTGTAGTACTAATTGTTGTCGTTGAAATTTCTTTTGATACGCATTCAACTGTTGTGCCAGTACAAGGACTAGCGTTATATGGTCTATAGTTTGTAACAAATCCAGCTGGACCCATTGCATTTTTTAATGTGGTTGTTATTGATTGTTCAACAGCGTTACCATAGTTAATTGTATCTGTACCTGTTAATAGATAGGGATACTTTACATGCTGATCTCCATCCATAGGCGCCAATACTCTTTGTCTTGGTGTTGTGCCTGCTCCAGTAAATCCACTGAAAGTATAATCAAACTCAGAATCACCGACCTGAAAATATTTTATAACAAAATTACCTTCAGCGATAGATTTTCTACCCTTTCTGGTTATTCTTGCTGATAAGAATTCTGAATTACTACTATCTAAAAAGCTCATATGTTAAAAGTATATGTTTTTATTTACATCGGTCCACCTCCGCCACCACATGATTGTGATCCTACGTCTGTTACATTACCCATTGAATCAATTTCAATCCAACTAAATTGACCATCATTGTATGTATTTCCGTATTGTGTTGTTTTTATTGCGTAAACATAACCTGATCCAGGCCCAACAAATGGGTCGCCAGCAGAATCGTATACAGGATTATTAAGCATTCCTGAAATAGTTGATGATGTTGATTTTATTACCCCCGACATTATATAACCTGGGCTACTACAATATGTGCTACCAGTTAAACTTACATCAACCGGAGAAGCAATATAAAATTCATTAAGCAATGTTGGTGTTAATGTTGGTGTTGGCGTTGCAGTATATTCTTGACAATCGCGAACATCTAGATTCATTTGACCGGAACCTCCAGTTCCTCCTCCTTGATTACAATCTATTTGTTGTACATATAGCTGATATGTGCCTGGTGTTGTTAATGTATATCCTGTTGGTGAGAATGTTGGTGTGTTACTATTAACTTGTGTTAATGTAAATTGTTGAATATCAACCCCTGTACTTGTTCTTAAATATGCATATGCGTATCTTGTTCCTGTACCACTGTAGAAGTAACCTTGTGGTTCAACTGTTACTTTGTATCCGCTTGCCAACGTAAATGTTGATAAATCTGAACCACTACAAGTACCTGTTGTTGTTAAATCACCGCTTAAACAAGTTGTTGGTGTTACTGTAGGTGTAATTGTTGGATTGATAGTTGGTGTAGTGGTTGTGGTAGGTGTAATTGTTGGGTTAATAGTTGGTGTTGTTGTTGGCGTGATCGTTGGATTAACAGTAGTAGAAGTTGTTGTTGGTGTTGGTGTCGCTCCTGGTATACCTGTAATAGAAATACATTGTGATGTTCCTGAACAATCACCTCCATCAACTTTAACAAATAAACTAACCACGTTATCGGGTATTCCTGTTAATGTTTTTGGAAAACTAGTTACAGCTTGTGATGTCGCTAAGCTTGTACAGCCGCTTCCACAAGATGCACCTGTACATCCTGATATTGAAACGGTTTGTCCTGTAATTCCGTTTCCTACTGTTCCTAAATTTACCGAAGCGTTAAATGCCATATGTTATAAATATTATTTCTTTTATTTTATTAATTCGGTACTTCAAACTGGCTACATGTTATTTGTGTACCTGTGCATGGGCCAACTTGTGCGTAACATGGTGAAAATTCACTATCTTTACAATAATATGTGGTTTGTACACAATTAGATTGACAATCTTGTAATGTGGTATATAAACCACTTCCGTCATATACTGCTTCACATACACCATTATTACAATTATATGTTACCGCTGAAGATGTTGGTGTTATGGTTGGGGATGGGGTTGGGTCTGCGCATACACTATAATTTGGTGTTATTGACGCATAACTATCGATTGTGATTGTCTCAGCTTGACAATAGCTTTCTTGACCACCACAATCAACATATCCTGTTGTTGTTATATCAACGTAATTTGATAGGTTACCTGCGGTTATTGTTATAGAATAAGTTTCAGGGGTTGTCCCTCCGTAACAATAGTTTCTTGTTGCGTTTACCATAACTTCTACACTAACCCCAGCAATTGCACTTAAGGTTGCGGTAACCCTTGTTATTGTGTTATTATAAGGCCCCTGACCTAAACAATTTATTTGTTCATTGCTAATTGACTCACTAATTGTTATACAACCACTACCTCCAGATGTTGTTACTGTTGGTGTTCCAGTTACTGTTGGTGTAATTGTAGGTGTAGATGTTGTTGTCGGTGTACCTGTACTAGTCGGTGTTACTCCTTGAGTACTTGTTGGTGTTGGTGTACTTGTTGGTGTTGGTGTTACCCCAGCAGTACTTGTTGGCGTTGCTGTATTAGTTGATGTACTTGTTGGTGTTCCTGTTGGTGAGGGTGTTATCACTTGATCACTTATTGCTGATCCTCCACTAAATCTACAATCAATATAGTTCGATGTACCCCCAGTAAATAAACAACAATTTATACAATTATCATAAACCTCTTCGTGATTTGTGAAAACATTTTCAATCACATAGCCTCCGGTTACGGTGTCTAAAATTTTAAACCAGTATTGAGTACTGTACGATGCCCCGCTAAAAATAATAGGATTTGTGTTGTAATATGATCCATCAGAACTTGCTTGATAAGTTGTAGTAGAATTTGGATAATATGTATACCCAGTTGTGACCACGGATTCATTACCTGCGGTTGGCCCAGTTTTATATAATAACTTAAATGGGTTTGGTGAAACAATACCTTTTAATTTTAGATTTAATCCCATACTACATAAATACAACTCTTATAAAATATAAATAAAAAACCCCTTGTTTTGAAGGGGTTTTAAAATATTATTTAATTTAAAATTAGTTGGCACATGGTACAAAACATTCACTACCAGATACTGTGGTACAAATACAGTTATCTGTTGACCATAAGTATGGGTCGCAAGTAACTTCCATACTGTATTGAACACAAACCGGAGATTGGTATGAACCTCCTTGCATAACGCATATGTAGGCGGTATATGTTCCATTTCCATTATCCATACTTTGTAAATTTTGGATTAGAGTCGTTGTAACCACACCTTCCATGTCTCTATATCTAACATATAGATCATTTGGTATTGTTGAATAAGTCAGACTGTAACAATATCCATACGCTGATGGGGTTACTGTTGGTGTTGGTGTTGATTGTGATGGGAAAGCTACCCATTGTTGAGTATTTGTGCAAACCCCAGTACTAGCAATTGTTCCACCGGTTGTTGAATCAGTAATACCTGTAATTGTATGTCCGGTTAATAACTGTTCTTTGGTTATTCCCGTCGCTAATTCTGTTGTTACGTTAGCGTCAGTTGTTCCCGAAATATTAAAAGGCCCAGCTACATATGTTGCGCCAGAATATTGATTTTGTAATGTGAAAGTAACTATCATTGTTTTTTCTTTTTAATATAAATATTCGTTTATTTGGTTTTATTTGCTTTATATTTTATACTTGTTGACCTCCGCTACCACTACTACAGTTAGTACAATTGTTATAGATTACTGCGTTATTTCCGTCAGCTAAATGAATTGAACTAGTTGAACACTGCGTACCAGTTGAGTAGTCGATTTGGTAACATACATTATTGATTTTCACCACTTTAGTTCCACCTAAGAATGCTGATACTAATACATCTGGTGAAGTCATTGTTAAATATGCGTTGTCACTACATCTGATAACTTGATATGTATAATTTACCGCTTCGTCAACTAAAACTGTTATTCCGCTTGTAACTACACATCCGTTTGCATCTGTTACTTCTAAGCAGAATCCGCCAGAAGTTAGACCTGTAACACTTCTACTTGTATTATCTGAAGTGACGTTAGTATATGTCGCTCTTAATGTGCCGCCACAAGTTGTATATGGCGAAGATTCGTCTTCATATAATCTATATGTCTTAGGCCACACACCACCTGCAGATGAAATTGTCAAGCTACCTCCATTTGGATCAGCGCATGGTGGGTTTACAGGACTACTAATTGAAGCTGATTGTGCTGTAGGTTGAGTTATGATAGCTTCATATGTAGCAACACAACCACTAGAATCTTTTATGTATACAGTATATGTACCCGCAGTTTTATTACTAAATGTTAATGTACCAAGTGTAAATGAATAGTAATCAGATACACCACCTGTTAATGATGCGGTAATTTGGCCACTATTTCCACTTGTTGGGTTAGTTAATGTAATTGAGCCGTTTGATCCTCCGTTACAAGTCACATTAGAAACTGAAATATTAGCATAAGGCGCCGCTTTACTTAAGTTAACAGATTGTGTTGATGATAAACATCCGTTGCTATCTTTTACTCTAAAGGTATATGTTGTAGCAAAGAGACTAGTAAATGAATTACTTAATTGCCATGTTGATCCACCATCTTTAGAGTATTCGTACGAGCCAGTTCCTCCACCAGCCCCAACTGTAACAGCACCATTAGAGCTATTATAACATGTTGGATATGTTGCATTTGTACTGATTGTCACTTGAGTTGGAACACTTATTGAAGTAGAATATGTTTGCTCACATCCTGAACCATCTTTAACAAAAATTGTGTACGATCCGTCACCTAAACTCGAATATGTTTGTGGGAGATTTCCATAAGTTCCTCCGGCATTTAATTTTGATTGATACGTGCCGCCATTTCCTCCTGTACCTGCAGAAACAACTATTGAACCTGTACCACCAAAACAAGATGGATTAGTCACTTGAATCTGCGCATTAGGAGCTGATTTAGATAAGGTTTGTGATACTGTTGCGGTACAATCATTAGCATCTTTTACATACAATGTATATGTACCTGTACCTAAATTGCTAAACGTTGCGCTTGCTTGGTAGTTTGTACCGTCTTTTGAATAAGTTTTTGTTCCTGTTCCACCAGATGCCGAAACAACTATTTCACCATTTGTACCATTCCAACAAGTTGGATTTGTTGCAGAGCTAACACTTATTGTTAATGCAGATGGTTGTGTGATTGTATATGTATAAGACGCCTTACATCCTGTTGCATCTTTAATATATAATGTATATACCCCAGGTGATAATGAGTCAAATAATTTTTGTACCGTATAGTATGTTACATCATTTAATGAAACAGTATACGGCCCATTATTACCACCACTTGCGCCAACAACATTTAATGATCCAGTTCCTCCATTACAAGAAACGTTTGTTTGGTTGACCACCGGTGTTGGTGCGGACTTAGTTATGTCAACCGTTAAACCAGTAGATTGGCATCCACTATTATCTTTTGATTTAACAGTATAAACACCAGAACTTAAGTTAGTGAAAACACCACTACTTTGCCATGTTGCCCCGTTATCTTTAGAATATTGATATGTTCCTACACCCCCAGAAGCACTTAATGTAAATCCACCGTTAGTACTATTCCAACAAGTTGGATACACCAATGAAGATGAACTAACTGTTACTTGAGATGGTTGAGTTATTGTTACTGCATACGTATTTTCACAACCAGCACTATCTTTCACATAAATTGTGTATGAACCTGCTGTTAGTGATGAATATGTTCTTGAGGTTGTAATTACTTGGTAAGTTCCTCCGGCATTTAATTTTGTTGAATATGGTCCGCCTTGACCACCAGCTAAATCAGAAACAACTATTGACCCATCGTTACCTCCATTACAAGTTACATTTGTTTGTGATATTGTTGCAGTAACTTGTGTTCTACTTAATGTTACTGAAGTTGATCCAGTACAATTATTACTATCTTTTGCATAAATTGTATATGTTCCATTAGCTAAATTGCTAAATGTTGTCCCAGTCTGATAGCTTGAACCATCTTTAGAATAGGTATAACCACTTCCAGACCCGCCAGATGCAGATGATACTGTAATTGAACCATCGGTACTACCAACACACGTTGGGTTTGTTCCAGATGCACTAAGTGAGACTACTGCTGGTTGAGTTACTGTTACTACAGCACTACTACCAACTTCACCATAAGAATCTTTGGCATATAAAATATATGAATTAGCAGTTAAGCCGCTAAATACATTTGACGACTGATAAGTTGACCCATCTTTAGAATATGTATAACTTGCAGTTCCGCCAGTGACACCCGATACTGTTATAACACCGTTTGATCCGCCATTACACGTCACATTTGTTGTTACAGATGCTCCAACAGATATTGTAACATTTGTAATAGATATTGTTATTGTTTTGTCATAGGTTAGTCCACCTGCATCTGTTGCTCTAACTCTTATTGAATATGTTGATTGTGTTTCAAAATCAAAAATGGCCGCACTTCTTAATGTGCTTCCTGAAATTGAGAAACTACTATTATCTGGATATGTTGATGTATCTACTAATGCATATGTGAATGTATCACCAGCGTCTGGGTCTGTAGAACTAAATGTACCAACAGTTGTTCCGGTTGGTACGTTTTCTGATATTGATGAAGAACTTAAACTTATATTTGTTGGGGCTTCATTAACATTTGTAACAGAAATTGCAAAAGTTTGATCTACTGTTAATCCGCCCGCATCTGTTGATCTAACTTTGATTGAATAAGAAGATTTAGATTCAAAATTAAATATTGCTGCAGATCTTAGTGATGAACCAACAATGGTAAAGCTGCTATTATCGGGATAATTTACTGTATCTGTTAATGTATAAGTAAACGTATCCCCTGCATCTGGATCTGTTGTTGATAACGTACCAATTGTTGTTCCGGTCGCAGAATTTTCTGCAATTGTGTTTGATGATAATGAAATGCCCGTTGGTGTTTCGTTTACATTCGTAATTGTAATCGTTAATGTTTTATCAAATGTTAATCCACCAGCATCTGTTGATCTAACCCTAATGCTATACGAACTTTTGCTTTCATAATTAAAAACTGCAGCAGATCTAAGTGTTGATCCACTTATGCTAAAGCTACTGTTATCAGGATAGGTTGCAGTATCATATAGCTGATATGTAAATGTATCACCAGCATCTGGATCTGTTGTTGATAACGTACCAATTGTTGTACCAGTAGCAACATTTTCAGCAATTGAAGACGCGCTTAATGAAATATTTGTTGGTGTTTCGTTAACATTTGTTACATTGATTGTTAATGTTCCATCATACGTTAACCCACCTTGGTCAGTAACCCTAATTTTAATTGAATATGAAGATTTGGTTTCATAATTAAAGATAACAGCAGATCTAAGTGTTGATCCACTTATGCTAAAGCTACTATTATCAGGATAATTTATGGTATCTGTAAATGCGTAAGTAAATGTCGATCCAGCATCATAATCTAAACCAGATAGAGTTCCAATAGTTGTTCCTGTTGCAGAGTTTTCTGCAATTGTATTACTGCTTATTGTTAAACCGTAAGGTGCCTCATTAACGTTTGTAATTGGTACTGTTAATACACCATCATATGTTAATCCGCCAGCATCTGTTGTTCTTACTTTAATTGAATATGAATTTTTTGTTTCATAGTCAAAAACCGCAGCTGATTTTAAAACCCCCGCTGTTGTTAATGTAAAACTATTATTATCTGGATAATTTATTGTATCTGTTAATGCATATGTAAATGTATCACCAGAATCAACATCCAAAGCCGTTATTGTACCAACAGTTGTACCTGTTGCTGAATTTTCAGGAATTGAACCACTGAAATTCAAGCCGTATGGTGCTTCATTTACATTGTTTACATAAATTGTAAATGTTTTATCAAAATATAATCCGCCACTATCTGTTGATCTAATTGTTACTGTGTATGAAGTTGCTGCTTCATAATTAAAAGATTCAGATGATCTTAAACTACTACCAGATATATTAAATTTAAACCCATTACCACCTGGTTGAATGCTGTACGTATGTGTATCACCCGGATTTGCATCTGTTGTGCTCAATGTACCGATAATAGTGTTTATAGCACTATTTTCATTTATACTATCATTACTTAATGTAATATCCGTTGGTGTTGAGTTTGTTGGGGTTGGTGTCGCGGTAGATGTTGGTGTCGGCGTTATAATAGTCGCCGAGGTATCAATAATAAATTCACAATTTGGTGTATAAGTTGATGTTGGCGTTGCTGTAAATGTTGGGGTTGGGGTTGGTGTTATAGTAGGTGTAGCAGTAATTGTTGGTGTTGTTGTTGGTGTAGCTGTTGGTGTTGGTGTTGGTAAAATTAAATCGTCACCGATTAAACAATATGGATCTGTGTTATATAAAATTATTTTATACGCATTATCTGGTACCGATACCAATACGCCGTTTATGTTTGTTAAATCTGAATATGTTATTCCTGTTGCAGGTAGTGACGTTGAAACTACAGTAGCAATATTCAACGGATCAACAACATCATAATAAATGTTGTATGGCCCTGGTGCTGTCCCTGAAGATATTGTTACTGTGAATTGTTTTGCCATTATTCTATATAATTATTCATTAACTTTGATTACACAGGTTTAAATTATACCCCAATGTGTTTAGTGCTGTTATTATTTGATCCGCATAATACTGAGCATTTGATCCTGCTGTAACATTTGAAATGTAGGTTATTTCACTCTTATCTGATAGACCATTTGTTCCCGAATATGCTCCAGCCCCGTTTTTAACGGCAGCTAAGAATTGTCTAAATCCGTCATACGAATCTGGTCCTGTATTAACTCTAAACACAATACCTCTATAATAACTGCTATTCGGAACATTGTCAAGCGTTGATCTTAAGCCACTTATGTCTGTATCATATGTTCCTGTTCTGACGCTAATATTAAATGAACTACCGTCAGCAGCATATGGTGAAGATTCATCTTGGAATACTAAATTTATAACCTTAGTTATACCAGCTGTTGTTCCAGTTGTGTTCAATATGTACATCGTTCTCTCTGTACCACCAGTTTTACTTGAGAAGTTGCTTACCGTTACGTTTTGATCATATGTGTTATAATCATTATTGTAGAATTGAACAAGACAATCTCTTAAAATGGTATCTCTCATAGTTTGTAATGGTGCTAATGTTGAATTCATTGAGCCGCTATCATCAAACCAAATATTAATTTCAGTATTTTCATCAACAACTAATGGTGTACCAAACGCAGCTTGGAACGCACAATCAGGTGTATAAGTTGATGTTGGCGTTGCTGTTGGTGTTTCAGTTACCGTTGGTGTTGCAGTAGAGGTTGGGGTTGCTGTTGGCGTTTCAGTTGTTGTTGGTGTAGAAGTTGAAGTAGGTGTTGGTGTGGCGATTACCGCAACAGTATCTATTACAAACTCACAATTTGGTGTATAAGTAGATGTTGGTGTTTCAGTTATCGTTGGTGTCGCAGTAGATGTTGAAGTTGGCGTTTGTGTGATAGTTGGTGTCTCAGTAGACGTAGGTGTCTCTGTTATTGTAGGTGTTGAAGTTGGTGTTGGTGTAGCAATTATAGCAATAGTATCGATAATAAAATCACAATTTGGTGTATATGTCTCTGTTGGGGTAATTGTAATAGTAGGTGTCTCTGTTGGCGTCGGTGTCTCGGTTGTAGTTGGGGTTTGAGTTATTGTTGGTGTTCCGGTAGACGTTGGTGTTGGTGTTGGTGTTGCAATAATAGCATCGATGTTAATCATAAACTCACAACTATCTGAAGAGGTCACCGTTGGTGTTTCTGTGATAGTTGGGGTTGTAGTAAATGTAGGGGTTGGTGTTGCAATTATTGCATTAATATCAATTATAAATTCACAACTATCTGAAGATGTTACTGTTGGTGTTTCAGTAGGTGTAAATGTGATTGTTGGGGTTGTTGTTGGGGTTGGTGTTACATTTGGTACAATTTCTAAATTACATGTAAAACCCTCAAGCTCATTTTTAAAATTAAAATCATATGTACCATAGTAATAATCGGATGTCCAAAAATAAGGTATAAGTACATTGGTGCCAATATTGACAGCTGTTCCTCCACTATATGGGTGGAAAACAACGTCAGCATAATAACCATTGTATAAGCCAGATGTACTATATAATCTTATTGTTGCCATTTATTATACTTGTGTTAATGTTGCTATTACTGATGGTATTGACGGCCCAAGGGATGGGGTCAATGCTCTTATTTGTATATTACTATCTGTTGTAGCCCACGCAATTTCAACGTTATCACCACTACTTAAGTTAGGGTATATGATATTCCATGCGGCAACAATATATTGACCATTATTTGCAAATGTTATTGCGGTATTTGAATTTGTCACATTTTGACCATTTTTCTTAAACCATATATAGATGTTTTCGGTTGTTCCTCCTTGAACTCTATATAATTGAGCAGAAAATTGTAAATTATATGACCCAGGATTACTAACAATCATTTGTGTTCCATTTGCCCAAGTACAACCATTTGTTGCATCAAGACTATTGAATGTCATTAGATGTTCGGTATTTGTTGTTCCTGTTTGAGTAACGGAACTACTATATGAACCAAAAAATCTTGTTGACCCTGTCGTTATAACATTACCAAATAAATCGTCATATGTGATTGCACTTGAACTATATGTTGGCCCATTTCCTTGTGCCATATAAAATAACGCGCCATTTGTTGGGGTTGTTAATCTTTGTAATTCCGAAATTCTAACTATACTCATTTTATTTAAATATTTTTTTTGTTTATTCTACTATTAATATATCAGTATTATTTTCATCTGCAATAAAACTTGCACCATTTTCAACTATTATCCCCTCTGAACTTTCAACCACTTCATATGCCATATCACAAGACCCTTCGGTAAATGTAATTGTTGGTGTAGTTGTTATTGTTGGTGTAGTAGTAATTGTTGGTGTTGGTGTTGCAATCGTTGCATTTACATCAACAACAAATTCACAACTATCCGATGATGTTGGGGTTTCAGTTACTGTTGGTGTAGTTGTGATCGTTGGCGTAGGTGTAGCAATTATAGCAACAGTATCAATAATAAAATCACAATTAGATGTGAAAGTTGATGTAGGTGTTATAGTAACACTTGGTGTTGGTGTGGCGATTACCGCAACAGTGTCTATTACAAATTCACAATTTGGTGTGTAAGTAGAGGTGGGGGTGATTGTTATGCTTGGTGTTGGGGTAGCAATTACCGCAACAGTATCAACCATAAATTCACAATTAGGTGTTGATGTTGACGTTGTTGTTGGTGTCGGCGTTGTTATTACAATATTTGTGTCAATAACAAATTCACAATTTGGTGTATCTGTTACTGTAGGTGTGTTAGTTGGTGTCTCAGTTATAGTAGGTGTAGCGGTACTACTTGGTGTACTGGTAGGGGTATTAGTTGATGTTTGAGTTACAGTAGGGGTTGGGGTTGCTGTTGGTGTACCCGTTGCTGTTGGTGTACCCGTTGCTGTTGGTGTACTGGTAGATGTATTTGTTGGTGTCGGTGTAGATGTTGGGGTTGGGGTAACTATTGGATATGCGCTACCACAAGGTACTGCTGGAATTATAATACCACATTCAGTTGTATAATTTCTTACAGGATCTTCAATTTCAGTTTTACAACATTGATTATCAATATAATATTGACTTAAATTCATATTAAGTCTATTAAACTTAGTATATGAATGTTGTATTAAAACTTGTGTTCCATTATTACCATTAAATAATACTAAATTTTGAGGTTGTGTTCCTGTTACATTAATGTTATAATAAAGATTATTTTCACAGTAATTTAAATTAACTGCAATGACCTCTAATAATTCACCTTTTTCTGTAATTAAAAAATCTCCGGTATCATAGTAATCTGATGGATAATAACAACAAGGCTCTTCAGGTGTTTCTGGTTTTAATTGCAAAAACTCTGGAGATCTAGAATCAAAGAAATAACCATCTCGTTTAGATACTCTATATGTTGCTTCATCAACCTCTTTATTTGTGTAAACACGTAGTTTTGTTGTTGGTAAAACTTCAATAACAACCTGTTGACCATTTGAAGTCATACCTGTTATTTCACTTTTCTTTACTGACCCCAAACAATCAATATCACTAATTGTATGCGTTGAATAATCATATGAAAAAGAATAATCATTGTTTTCACTAGCATATTCAAACATGCTTGATGAAAGTGTAGTGCATGATAAGTATGTTGCGCCTAATATAACATTTCCATTAACTAAATCTTTAACGTCTTTTTTAACAAGAGTACCTGCAGCTAAATAACTAGTAATGTTTGCCGGTGTTGTAGATGAATTAATTGTAGCGCCACTAACAACAATAACTTTTGTATTGTGTTTTAAACCATAATTGTATGTGTTTCTATATTGTACTTTTGGTACTAACGTGTAACCGGTGTTAACAACCAATGGTAAATCAGGTGCTTCAGTTGGATACTCAACGTATCTTAATGCTAATCCTTCAATTTTTACTTTTTTATCACAGTTTGCTGCATCAGTAAAAATTAAATCAATAACTTCATCTTCTCTTACATTAGTAAGTTTGAACTTACAATTTTCTCCAACAATTTGGAAGAAACTTGTATCTGTATAGGTTGGGTGATATCCTGTACTAATGTTATTTCCAGGTGTACAATTTCTTTGAACGTATACTCCCCATCCACTATCGTTACCAGATTGAACTGTAACACCTGTTAAGCTAACAATAACATCTGTTGCAACTTTACAAGTTGGATAACCAGAATAAACATCACAAGACGCATCAAATGATAAATCTAAATGACATTTAGGTTCAGTATATTTGTAATCAACATCAAAATAAAAATCTAAATTATCTTTTACTAAACATTCTCCGGAAGAGTTTGTGTGTGCAATAAATTTAACTTTTTCAACACCATTATTATCTGTGAAAAATTCATAAGATATTAATTGTGTTTTTCCCGATAATACAGCATTTCCAGGAACATATGAAGGAGTATTAAATGCGCTGTATTGTGTTTCTGTTTGATTAATCTGATTAACAAGCGCGGCTATTGCGTTTTTCCAAGCAGCCTTTATTGTTGTTAAATTTAAATTGATCCAATTTTTATATTCACAAATAAGTGGTATTTTAGATGATGAAGAAGTAAGTACACTACAGTTTTCTACTGCGGTAAAGCCGGTACCGAATAGTGTGCTACCGGTTAAAACTACCTGTGTTGTCCCACTATAATCAGTTCCATCAATATCAATATGTAAAGTAAATGTTACACCACTAAATTCAATTAAACCTCTTAAGTTATCTGGGTCTCCAATTATTGTTTCAAGATCTTCTTCAATTACTGTTTCAAATTCTGGATATAAATTTTCTACAATCTCTAACGGCTTACATGGTTTTCTATATGAAAACTTAGGTCTACCAAAAACATTGTTTTCAATTAAATTACCCCCCATCCATAATGTTGTTGATGGTATAATTTGTTCTAAAACATTTGACCAATATGGACTCATCTGATTAACAAAATCAGATGTTGATATCATATCATAAGTTGTATATCCAGACGCTACTAATTGATTTATGTAATCCTGATAAACATCCTCTAAAGCGATATAATTTTTCTTATATCTTATTATATTCGAATTAGTTATTTGACTTGAGAAAATATTTTCTAAGTATTGCGCAAAAGTTACACCTGTTTGTGGTGGTAAACTATTTGTTCCAAAAGTCACTTCAAGTTCTCTAGACTTTCTCCAAATATCATAATTAACAGCATTTGCTGCAGATACAAAAACGTTTATGTTTTTTCTATTAAGAATTAAATTTGAAAGAGCTTCGTCTTCTAAAATTTGCCCCTGCTGGTTATCAATTTCACTTTGTATTGTAAAACCATAATCCAAACCAGGTAATGTTCTATAGTTGTCAAAAAACTCTTCACCATATGAATATGGTTTCGATGTTGTTAGTAAAGTTTTAGTTCTCCCTGATAATACTGAATTTTCTGTATCAAGAATATCTGAAGATCTGTGATCTAAAGTAACGCTTGACCAACCTGAACCCATTTGGAAGAAAACATTTTCTTGGTTTGTTGTTGGGGCTTTAGGTAGTAACGTTGTTTCATCAATAGGATAATCCGTTAATTGACTATTTGTTGTTAACCCTGTTAAAGAAGAAACGGTATATGTATATGTTTCGCTATTAAATGTTACATTGTTGCTAACATTAATATTATTTAATGTGTTATTTAAATCATCTAAAGTAGATGGTGGTAAAGCGCTAGTTACTTTATAAACATATTCGTCTATTTTCACCATTGGATCTGGTGCACCGATAAACTTTAAGAAAAATTCAATACTACTTCTAGTACCTTTTGATTTGTATATAAATGCTAGATTAACTAATAATCTTCTGTAAAATTCAAGTTCAGCTTCTACTAGATTTTTACCAATAGCTTGTCCATTGTAAACAGTAGAAGATGCTTTATATATTTGTTCTTCTAAACTTTTTTGATCAAATAAATTGATGGTATTAAGACCAAGTGTATTTGCTAAATTTTTAAGAAAAACATCTGGAATATTATCGATTGCGTCATAAGAAACATTTCTCATGTTCGCAATATTATCAATATAAGATTTTACCTTATCAAAACTCTGACCATATAATTGAAATATCTTATCAATTTTTTGGTCTTCAGTATCAAATTCAAATAATTGTGGGGCAACAAGGAATCTTGTAACTAAGTTAGATTTATAGTTATCAATTTCAGTTGCTAAATCACTTAGACGTGTTATGTACTCTTCAAACTTAAGACCGGTAATTTGAATATTATATCCGTCTTTTGATGTTGGCCAGTTAACTAATATAGAAATTAGTTCTGTTTTTGTTTCATCTAAACTAGTTCTAGGAACCGTAAATCCAGCTTGATATATTGGATAGGTATCTCTATTTAATAATGTTTGCTCTAAATCGTCTAGTCCTAAGTAAAATTCTTCAACAACACTATCATTGGGTCTTAAAATAAAACTATCTGAATATGTTGTCCCGGTAAACGGTTTACCATCAACAACAAGTGATATTTGGTTAAACTGATCTGGTTGTACATAGCTTGTTATAGCATATGTTTTATTCTCAACTACAATACAATATTTTGTATATGAAGAGAATAAATTTCTTATTTTGTTTTCAACTTCAATTAATTGACTTGCTGTTGGCTCTTTTAATACAATATCAAAAGGATTGAAAAATCTACCAACTTGAATTTTAAATGTTGTTGTGTTAGTTGTTGGGTTATATGATATATTTTCAGCAGTGTAGCTGGTGATTGATGCTAAAGCATCTTTATCAACAAAAATAGCACCAGGAAAATTTTTAGCAATTCTAGCAATAGAGACTCTAATTCTTTCTCTTAATGAACCAAAAAGAGATTTAGATGCGTCCCTTTTATTTGTATTAAATCTTACTGGTCTCTTTTTACCATCAGATTGTACAACCGTTGTTGGAACATCTTCCTCAACCTTAAGATTTTCTAATGTAATAAAATCTGAAAATGGCGCAGTTTGGAATTTTTTTGAGTCTTTCTCTGGGACAATTGTATCAAGAGCGAAGTTCGTATTAGTCAATTGACTAGTACCGTCGGTAATTTGTCTACCAACGAGACTATCGCTAAACGTTTCAAAACCACTAGCCGCCTGACTCGGAACTTTTCTTTTTGCCATTATTAATCAGTAATATCGTCAAAGTTTAACGTTTGGTCTATATCAGTCCTTCCCTCACGAATCTCATATAATGTCTCATTAAATTCGTCTTTAACTTCGTATAGGTTAAACTGTTTATAAATGTTATTTGAGCCATCATAAATCGTGTAGATACCTGAAGATACCGCCTTACTTTGATTACCATAAAGAGCAAGTGCAAGCGTAGATGCGTCATGTTCAACCATTTCTACCTCAATCGTAGTTGGATTAAAATAGCTGTTTGTTAATATAATTTTTTGTAGTGGTTGACCAATAAATGGAACAGTGTTTGGTTTGTTACTAGGAGCAGAGGATGGGGTAACAGTCAAAAACACCAAGTTTGTTGGTGAATCTGAATATCTGTATCTAACTGATTTTTGTGTGGTGTTAGTTAGATTTGTTGTTACCGGTTCACAATAAAATGACGAAGTCACAATTTTATAAAAATTTGGGACCTTTTTGTTGTCACTAACACTTATATACTCAACTCTGTAACCAACTAAGCCCTGTGGGGTGAATTTAGATCTATCCTCTTGGTCAACATTTCCAAGATCGACTACAATACCCCTAACTGAAGATAATGATGCTAAAACACCACAATCTGTTATTTGTGTTCTTATTTGTTTTGGTCTTACGTGAAGTGTGTAAATTCCTAACTCAGAGAATGTGGTACTTTCTAATCTTAATGTGTACATACCACCCAAAACCTCCACATTTGGAGCATTTGTGTCGTCAGTTGTATTTGCATTATGATATAATGGTGATAAGATAGCTGCCGAGTCCAACTTTGTTAATGTTGAATCGGTAGTTGCACCCCTATCCGCAGCATAGTGAAGTAGTATTTCTACATCTTCTGGTGATACATCCGCTGGTCTTATTGTTCCGTAACTTCCTACTGCCATAGCATTTTATTAATAAATATAATTTTATTGTTTTTTCACAACGAAAAATCCATTTCCATATATGTCTAATTCGCCAATATTGTCAATTTCTCCTAATCTTAAATTAAATTCAGATACACCCATCTTACCTCTTTCAACAAATATGTCAGAATAAACGGATGGATCAGAAACAAAACCTAGAAAATGCTCGTTTCTGGTTAACATTTTATTTACCACATATTCTGTTGCAAAATCTGTGGTATTCCCGTTTGTAAACCCAGAAGTACCATTTATAATATGATTTGGTACTTTTCCTGTAACATATGTAACACCGTCTGAGCAATCATAATAATCCAAACCATCAACCGTATATTTTGAGCAACTTAAAGTTGTACCAGGTAATGATGTGGATGTCACCCCGGTATACGATGTTTGACCATATAATTTTTTTTCTATGATTCTACTTTTACCAACAGCAACAAAAGTTAAACTTGTTGATGATCGTGTTTGTGTTGATCCGGAAGCAGCTACCCCATAATCTGTATATGGGAATGTGAATGCTAGGGTACCTAAACTAGTTGGGTCACCAATTACTAGTGGTAACTTTATTGTTCTTGATAAAGTCTGAACTTTCCACGGACTATTCATTGTAATTGAAATAGTTTTATTTCCGGAGGTTGTATATGTTTTAGTTGCGTTACCTAAAATTGATATTGGGGAAGTTGTTAAATCCCCCCAATTAATTTGAAATGTCGCGTCAACTACTCTTTTTAATGTATTTGTATTTGTTGTATTATATACAGTTATAGTATTACCAGACGCTTTATATGTGAAATTACAAAGTTGTTCTACTTGATCGATTTCACCATCAAATCCAACCATAATACCTAATTCATCCACTTTTGCATTTAAAAGTATTGGTAATTTATAATCTGGATATGCTGCCGATTTATTTTTTCCAATATTAACCCAAGACGTTCCATTCCACCTGTAATAATATCCTTTATCAGTCCAGGTTAGTGCTTCAGGTTGTTCAACCCAAAAAGATGTTTGTGTTGATGGTATTTTATTTAAATTTGATGCAACTAAAGATTTGTAAATTTTACCATTGTAATAAATGGTATCACCAGCAGTATAAGTAATGTCACTATACCATTTAACATCCATAACTGTTGTTCCGCTAGTTGGAGCTGTTGTTGCTGACCAGGGTATTAACTGTAGATGGTTATCATACCAATACTGCCCAGCGTTATATAAAACAACTGATAATATATTTTTTTGCAATATTTCGTACTTATATTTTTTCATTTTTATAATTTAGTTGCGGTGCCACTACCAAAATCACAATCACTTGTAATTCCTCTTGTTATTTTGTAGCTATGATCTGATCTTTTAAATCTTACTTGATAATAAACATCATTAACCTCGTCCACGGTATTGCTATAGTTCATCTCATAAAACTTAACAGGATTAGCGGTTGTTCCCACTCTTTCACCATTAACTAAACCAGAATTATTTACAGTTAAATCTTTATTTAAGAATCTTGTAATAGTACCGTCTTCAGCGTTAAAGAATCTAGCTGTCATATAAAAGGTTAGTCCACTAAACACACTATCGTCACCAAACCAAAACAAATACATGTTTTCAGTATTTCTATAGTTGTTACCATTAAATACCGGCACAAAAATGTCTTCTCTTAAGTTTAGGTCAAAAACTTTTTGGCCAAGAGGTATTGATAAATTTTTAGCAAAAACAAGTTTTTGTGTTTCTCTTTCCCTTGTTGTATAAAATTCTAACCTAAAGAAACTATTAACGGTGTGCTTTAACAATTTGGCATTTTCTTTTGGGCTTATACCGATCAAATCGTAATCAAAGCCATTGTCATAATCTCTAGGGTTCTGGTTGTTTAAAAAATAAAATTGATACCAAATATCACACTGCTTAGTTGTTACCCCAGATATTGTTACATCATATGGTTCATGAATATATCTAACCGTTTCATAATTTTCAACCGGATTGATAATTGACCTTAGAACTTCTTCCTGGTAATCTAGGAAATTTTTTTCCCATCCAGCATTTGTTCTAAAATCTGTTTCCGGATTAAAAACCAACGATTTACTATCTCTATTATATAATATATTCATTTTAACAATTTATGTTTGTATTTCCAAATCCTTTAAATCCATCTGATTTATTATTAAATTCTTTTTCGTTTATGAAATAAAAATTAAAATCTGTTTTAACATAATGTTGACCATTTACAAATGGGAAATCAGTCCCGTTACCTTCGTCATCAACAAAACCATGATCATATAAATCTCTCCACTTCCACAATTTTTCATCTGGAAAATATCTTGCATTATCTGGAAGATCTATTATATTATTGGTATTAAATGTTTCAACATATGGTGAAAGCTGTCTTAATTTTACTCGATAATGTGGCTGATATAATAAGCCTGATTTATTATTAGCTGTTGCACCGCTAAAACCTACAACATCATGGTCTTGATTGTGGTCAAAAATTGTTGTTGGGTGAACAATTTTATGAAGTGCTTCAGATATGATTCTTTCTTTTAATTCATAAGGATTGTATTCGACAAATGCACCAGTTAAAATTGTTCCAGTTGGTATTGTGCTACCAGATGTAAATGTTATCCCGCTAATAGTAACAGATGTACCACTAAGTGCGGTTTCTTGAGCTGTAGTACCACTAAAATGATTATCTATCCAACCGTCATGTAAATGAAATCTATAACCAACCTTTGGCGGATATTCGAAATACCCAGATCCGTTTTTAAATAAAACAGTTACATAAACTTCTGTTGGTGTGTAACCAAGATTATTTGTTAAACCAGTTAAAATAAAACTATTTCTAAAGTCGTATAACAATGATTCTGGTCTGTTTCTTTCAACCAACACATCATTATTACCAACACTATCTTCAAATAAAATCTTTTTTTCTTCCTCAAATATTGGTACCTCAAATCCGGCTTTATCTAAAATATAATCGGTATATGGGGTTAATGTTTTATGTTTATGTACGTAATATGTTGATGTTGTTCCTGATATATTTTTATCATTAATACATCTTTTAATTGTGATTAATGTTGGTAGGGTTACACCACTAAATTGTTGTCTATTTAGATTTATTACATATTTTGATGAATTATATTTGTCATCACCAAGACTTGAAACAGAATATGTTTTTCCACTAATAGCTGAAACCGAAGATATTATAACAAACTCATCTTCACCTATTCCATGTGGAACTGGTGTTGTTAGTTTGTAATTTGTTGCTGTTGTTTCTACTCTACATGGTATTCCTTTACCGCTAGTAAATGTAATAATATTTGTACCCTCCACTTTGGTCGCTCCGCTGAGTGTATATTTCATTGGATAATTGGTATCGCCGCTATACACATAACTTGTATAAAGATTCCAGTTATGATATGGGGCGTCCATATTTGATATATTTTGATGCTTGTTTCTTGGTTTTGTTGGTAATGAAAAAGTTGGTGTGTATGTGCCATATGTTGTACCACTAACTGAAGGGACACTAATGTCTTGTCTATACGTGTCTCTTCTTATAAATGCGAATTCATCATACGGTATGTAACCAGTATTGTCTCCAATATCACCTGCGCCAGTTAAGTAAAGGTATTCAGTCAAGTTTTGGTAATTGCTATCGCCTTCATACATGTTTCTGAATATCATTCTAAGCTTACCATATATCTTGTATTTGTTACTTTGTGCTCTTTCGTAGCTAAAGTGTTCTTCAAGATCTAGAACAATTGAACGATCTCCTTCCCTTAGCAATTCTTCACTTGTTTCTAAACCAATTCTTGTTGATAGATCAAGGGCCGGGGCTTTATGATACCTTAACTCTGGTAATATGATTGTTTTCTTTTCCATTATTCAGTTGACGGGAATGCACCTTTTGGTCCATAATATTTTATAAATTTATCATAAGCCGTGCTCCCAGGTCTTAATCCGAAATAGAATTGGAATGGTGTTGAGAGTACTTGTTTGTTTCCAGAATAGTTTAATGCTGTTTGATAAATGAACGTTTCATTGTTATCTTTAACATACGGTATTGGAGAAGACCAAGCCCCGTTTACAACAACATAAATGTTACCTGTTAATGGATTTTTTTGTGTGCCAGTTAAAACATGTAACCAAAGGTCACCTTCAACAAATTCTGTTGCACTTGTTGGTGTTGTTAATCTTATTGCCTCAAATCTTTCTAAAGAATCTGGATAGTTACCAACAAATGAGAACGTGTTGTGTGTTTTTGTCATTGGTTTAATTAAATATTCTTCTTCCCCATCTGCCATTAAATAATTTGTTGTTGTGTTAGTTGCACCAGATACCGAAATCATTCTTTGTAATTTTTGTACACCTATTGCGGTTCTATCCCAAAATTGATCATCATCTAATCCAAAGCCATTGGCTTTTTTATCCCACAAATAAAAAGGTACTTTTTGTGTAAAGTCGCCTAGTCTATTATTTAAACAATACCTAACAAAGCTACCATTGACATCTAATTTAAAATCAATTGGTGTTGGCCCCCATGAAGAACCATTTTTAAAATATGACATAAATGTTGTGTCTTCAGGATCTAAGAACTCACCATTAAACATAAAATAATGTGGGCTATCTAAATCAAAAGCTTCAATACCTGCCTCGCAATTTATTGAGATTAGCTGAAGTACATCACCATCCATTACACTTCCATTAAATGTATATCCAGAATTTGTGAAGAAATCATTAATATTAGTTCTTGCAGCCGAAACATCCATTCTATAGTTAATAACATGTTCAATTATATTAGCTGGATCTTGATAACTTGATACTGTCAAATCTCTAATTACAGAACATGTTGGGTCTACTGCTGGGTCAAAACAGATCTCATCAAAAAATTCATCTCTAACACCAACATCATAAAAGGTTGTTGGATGTAATAATTCTTTGTATCCGGAATATGATTGACCAATAAATGTTTTAGATGTTGGGTTGTATGGGGTGCTTCTATAATAAAATTTACCGTCTAAAACATTAAAGAAAATTAGCTCTCTCGGATATTTGCTACCTCTTTGATTTAAATCTCTTACTGATTTATCGTCCCATCTTATTCTATAATCAAATTTAAAAAAGTATAATACACCGTGTAACCAGTTTTCAATATAAGAATAATTAACCACGCCTCCACAGAAAAACATACCAATACGTTTTCTTCTATACCATTCTTGAATTAAGCTTGCGTTTTTAGATGTTCCTTCTATTACCGGAATAACTGTAAAAACGCCATCTCTGATTTCGGATAATCCCGATTTTGTTTTTCTGTCATAATATGAATTTCCTATTTTTGACCATACCCTTAACCTAGGCAATCTACCACCTCCACCAATAATGTCGGCCATAATTGAATAACCTGATCCGGGACTTGTTGTAGATTCGGAAAATCCAGCCGGATATCCGTTTTGAGGTTCTAATGGTACATATGAACTACCGTAAGTGTTACCTGTAGACCAAAGATATTTGTAAGAAATTGACTCATCATATGCTTTATCATATTTTTTACAACCTTCTTCAATTTGAAAAGTGGTAGAAGTCCCAGTTGGATCAAATTTTAATTTGCTTCTATCAAAAATTCTAATGACAACATATGTACCTCTATCACCAAAGTTACCTTTACCATTTGGTGTATCACCACTATCTGGGCCATCATACGTTTCATAGTTACTACCGGCTATTTCTGCCCAAGATGCGTGGTTAAACGGCATTAATAAAACAGTTGCTGTTGATCCACTTTGACCAGCATAGTTAATCCATTCATTAAGTTTAGTAGACGGGTAGTTTCCGACTTGATTCCATAGTGCTTGGGTAATAAGAGTTGCTGTACCCGTTGTAAATTGTGCTAGATTACCTAACTGTGTATTTGCACTAAAATTTAAATCAAAATCACTAAATGATATAGATTTTGTTACAGTGTCTCCTCCTGCTGGAGAATATGGTAATATACTATCGTCAACAATAGAAATACCTTGTGCAATAAATCTTGCATTATTTGTATCGCCAGGATCTGCTGGTGTTATTGTTTGTTCATCTAACCCAGATAAAATTGTTCGAGTATCTGCTTTTGTTGCGCCAGTTATAGAGAAAGTGTTACCACTCATGTATTGATCGGTTGGATCATAATCTCTAGCTCTATTTCCTGGAGAAACTATTGAGCTATTTGTACTTGTGCTTGTATTAAATTCTATAGGAATTAGATATATATAACCGCCTCCGGCACCAACACCAATTACTTTAAATTTTATTTCTCCAACAGAACAATATGTGTTTGATAGATCTGTAGTTAGAGTAGCCGCTTCATCATCTGTTGTACATTCTTCACAATCTGGATATGTTGTTATTGCCAATGTTTGTGTACCATTAACTTGTAATTTATGTGCGATATCTTGAAACTGTTCACCAATTCTTGCAAATGGTCTCCAGTTAAAAGGCCAACCAAAGTATATTGAATATAGGGCTTTACCAACACTCATGAAAAATCTTCCCAACAATTCAAAAACAAAATTCAATATTAATGCAAATATGAATTGTAGAAATAATAATACTTGTGATATTAATAAACCAAATTTAGTTCTATTTCTAAAAGCAAAATTTGTTGGAATGTAATTTGCGGTGCCGGCACAATCATCTTCAGCATTTGGTCTAATTTCTTTTATACCTAAAAACGCATCCCTTCTACTTAAACCAAGTAAATTTTCGGCTGCAGACACTTCATAGTGAGATCCTTGAAACGATGTAGGTGTGTATACTTTCCCGTAAATAAATTTATAAAAATAGTCTTCAGGTATATCGTTATTATTCGTGCCTAATATTAATTCTTTTTTATGTAATCTTTCTGCGTTTGTTAGCGGTTCTAATGTTACACCAGTTGGAACGGGAACATTTAAGTAGTCTTCAAATACATCTGAAAAAACATATGAAGATATGATTGCCTCACTATATTCACTAGCAACACCGCTAGTATACTTATTAAACTCTCTAATATTAGGAACCAGATAGGTTGCGCTTGATGTTCCTCTGGAAGATCCTTCCCCGCTAGAGTTATTCAATTCTAATTTAAGTCTAGCCACAGTAGATGTGGCCACCCCTTTATTTGGATCGTTGGTTGTTTCTTGTTCACCAAATTCATTTGTATAAACATAATCAAGATTCATTGGGATAACAGCCATAGCTGTACCATCATCATCAATAACACCTGGATTAAAATATTCTAATTCTGGGTATATTGTTACGCCGTCTGAGCCTATAACTTTTTTACCTGTAAATCTAACCCCTTGAATTTTTCCATCGCTAGTTTGTAGATTACATTTATAACCACTTTTTCTTCTGATTACACCACTTCTTTTAACAGCATCACTATCTGCATCGGTAACTGTTGATACTAGCATTAATGACACAGGATCTACTTTAATCCCTAAGTTAGATAAATCAAAGTCTGCCCTGGTTATCCCTATTTGACACAAATCCATATTCCCCCAAAAAGGAGAAACATCTATCGTTTTATCGAAAGCAACTATTTGTGGTAACCCATCTAAATCGGTATCCGATCTGAATTTAAAAAATCTCTCAAATTTATTAGCATCTTCGCCTTGTCTTATAAAATCATAGGGTCTAAGTGAAAAACAACCCATATCTGATAAATCAACATCTATATGTAATTGTTGTTCGCCTAAAGGTACCCCCCAAATCATATAGTCGCCGGCATAATTCGTTTTCGCCGTGAACTTGTAATATTTTTCAAAAACTTCTAATTGTTCTTCTCTACTAAGAATGTCATTTTGGTCTGGGAATGTACCTGTTGGTGTATGCCCAGCATGTTGCTGTCTAGATGGTAAAAGGTTATATCTATAACCATCATCATTTTTATCACTACTAAGTTTGAATGGGTAAAGTGTGGAAATTACTGGATCTTGTTCGTCTTGATCTGATATTGGTATTAAAATAGAAACTCTAGCATTTGGTATACCTAGGCCATTATTTGCTGTTACTCTACCGCAAACAACACCATAATCCGCACATAATGACGTATAAGCGTCTTGTTGTGTGAATTTTAAGGATAAAATTTCTAAAAGATCATAATCCTGTTTTAATTCAACAGTTACTTTCTTATCCCCGTTTAAAGTGGTGTTAATTCTGTGCTTTTGTACCATATTAACTATAAATAGAAACTCATCAATTTTCCTATAGAAAAAAGATAAGTAAAAAAGACGTTAATATGTAGTCGTGCCTAATGTTTTTACCCTGATTTTTATGTCTTTTTGAGGAAATCTAATCTGGAATATTTGATTAGCTTTCATAAAAATCGTCATATCATTTTGCAAAATTTCTTTTGTTGCTGGGTCTTTGTACGACTGTGACACCTGTGATGAAGAATATTCGCCACCGATTTTATTGAAAACTCTCACATCGATAACGTTTACTACCCCAGGAACATTGTTAACTTCTTTCATTAATTCACCAACAAACAAAGGATCACCCATTTTTCTTTTATCGATTGAAAAATAATCTGTTGTTGCTGAAATCACATCTCTAATAACTTCTCCTTGGTTTTGATTTTTATCTAATAAAAGGTCAATTTCTAGTCCCATGTCAATAACTTCACCACTAACGATATCAATATAATCGTTTATCATTCTAAATTGAGAAAGATAATTTAATATGTTCTGTTTTAATGTGTTAGAAACAACGTTTGTTAAATTACCGCTTTCATCATAGGACAATAGCTTAACTCTTACTTTGTTATCTTCCTCCATCACATTGACTTTTGCTGGCGCTCCGTATGTTGATGGCATCGTTTCAATCATTGATTTATAATCATTTAGAGTCACCGCTCTATTTTGTGCTGCAAAGTTATATGCAACCATTGCTCTTAGTTCTTCAACAGTTGGTTGATCAGCTCCACCAACAGCTGGTGTTACGTTAGTTACACTCAAAGATTGTGAAACTTGGCTATTTGTGTCAGAATTAGGACCTGTAATGATAAAATCCGAATTTTCCACATTATTGATGACACCAACCCCAATGTTACTTTCTTTACCACCACCTATTCTATATTTTATGAATAGTGTTGTATCTTGTTTTGGGATTGAACCTAATGAAAGATTGTTTAGATATGATGATAAATTTACTTTTAATTTATCTGTAATATAATTGTCTAAGTTATCAAGTGGATCGACGTTTCCTGAGCCAAATGTTAAAAAGAAATAACCTTCTGGGGTGTATTCAGTAATAAATTTATTTTGTACTGTAACATATTCTCCAGCTTTGAAATTTGGTCTATCTGAAACCCCGGTTGTGCTTGGAACAAACACCTTGTCTTGAACTAGAGATTGAACTTCATACCATTTATTAGGATCGCTTATAAACTCGCTGTAAGCTGGATTACCAGCAAATGTGGTTCCTTCTTTATGGATCACAGAAGAAACACCAAGAACGTTTCTTTCTGGTAAAAATATCTTTAAAAAGGGCTTTTGATCTTGTTGACTAATTACTTTTCTAAAAATCTTAGTTACCCCATTAACAACCGGCTCTCTTTTTACAATTGTGTAAGAGATTAATCTGTTGTTATTATCAAAATTGGGTAATTTTAATCTGTTTGGTTCGCCTTTACTATTAAAAGGATTTGAAAAATCGATATCTTCAATTGTTTCAAATACTTGTCCTCCGCCTGAAATTTGTGCTCCAGCTCTTAAAATTCCTTCGTATCTGTCATCATCTTTATCACCTCTAGCCGGTACATTAATACTAAAATCACACAAAGCTACTGAAGGTCTTAACCCAGGAATTCTAATACCATATGTTTTTGCAATATGAAATAAAGATTGTCTTTTTTGAGCAAAATCTAACATTGTTTCTTGCCAAACTCTATCAATATGAAAATGTAGGTTATCAGAAACAGCCGCGTTTAAATCCAATAAAACAGAATAAATCGACGCGTCGTTTGTATTTTGAATAATATCTGGGTAATATTCTTTAGTTAAATTTACCAGGTCTTGTCTCAACCCAGCAAAATCCCTGTTGGTATATGCTATCTTTTTGCTCATATTATATGTTAATAATTACAAAGTCGGAACTGGAAAATGTTCCATTATTTGTTGTATAATCAATTCTTATTTTAGCTGTATATGGTTTAGTAGAACCATCGCCAACTCTAAATAATCTGGTATCTTCATCTTCACTAATGCTTGAGGCACCGTCTTCTGGATCTATATCAGGATTAGTTATTTTTATTGCGTTTATTTCTAGATTTGGTATGTAAATTTTAACAGTTTCTCTAATCTCATCCTCTATACTGCTATAAGTAATACTGTCGTTTAAATCAAATATGTATTCATATAATCTAGTGCCAAAGTCAGGTAAAAAATATCTACTTCCTTTTCTAGTCAATAGCAAATGAATAAGGTTTGCTCTTACCTCTTCATCTATATTCAATGTCATTCTAGTATAGTCACCTAACGCGCTATTTCTAAAAGGAAAATCTATACCATATTTTGTAGCCATATCAATAAATATAAACAATACTAAAATGGATATAAATAAAAAACCCAACCGAAGTTGGGTTTTAGTATTGTGACTTGATATTCGCACCCTGTATTGTCAAGTCCTGGATGCTCAAGGTACGCCTTGACGACAGCTAAACTTTGAGGGCGCCACCCATTATCTTACGATCCACATCCTTCACACTCAAATGGGGAATCATCTGGTCTACTAGCCATCATTACAACTTCAGGTGTTTCTTCACTTATAATTGTATTTTGAGGCGTAGTATATGTTGTTTGTTGTTTTGGCTGTGTTTCAGCAACAGGTTTTACTGTTGATGTATCTAAACCTAAACCTTTAATTGGATCAACGGCAGATCTTGTTCTCAAATAATACATACCAGTTTTAAGACCTAATTTCCAACCGAACAAATGAGCAGCAAGTACTTTAGCTTTTGTTGCATTGTCGATGAATAAATTCATTGACTGTGATTGATCAATAAAAATACTTCTGTTAGCGGCCATTTGTAAAATTCTCTTTTGAGACATTTCCCAAACAGTTTTATAAACTTCTTTAATCGGTGTAGGGATTTCTGGGATGTTTTGAATAGAACCGTTTTCAAGAATTAACTTCTTTTTCAATTCTTCATTCCATAAGCCTAAGTTCATTAAATCCTTAACCAAGTGTTTGTTTACAACAATAAATTCACCACCTAATGTTCTTCTTGAATAAAGATTTGTTGTAAATGGTTCGAACGCTTCATTGTTACCTAAAATTTGCGCAGTTGATGCCGTTGGCATTGGTGCAACAAGTAATGAATTTCTAACACCATACTTTACAACTTCTTTTCTCAAGGATTTCCAATCCCATCTTCCAGACATATCTTTATCTGTCTTACCCCACATTTCGTATTGGAAAATACCTTTTTCTATTGGTGAACCGGAAATAGATTCATATGCCCCAACTTCTTTTGCAATATCTTTTGATGATGTTACTGCAGCAAAATAAATTGTTTCAAAAATTTCTGTTTGTAATTTATCTGCCTCTTCACTTTCAAAAGGTAGTGACAACATGCAGAACACATCTGCTAATCCTTGTACACCCAAACCAACTGGTCTATGTTTGAAGTTAGATCTTTTAGTTTCTTCTGTTGGGTAAAAATTCAAATCAATAACATTATTTAAATTCTTAACAACTTGATAAGTGTATTCAAATAATAATTGATGATTAAATTCACCATCTAAAATATATTTTGGTAGGGCGATAGAAGCTAAGTTGCACACCGCTTGTTCTGTTGGTGAACTATATTCAATGATTTCAGTACATAAATTTGAGGATTTAATTGTACCTAAATTCTTTTGATTTGATTTATAATTAGCAGCATCTTTATATAACATGTATGGTGTACCTGTCTCAATTTGTGCTGTTAAAATAGCGTCCATAAGTTTTCTGGCTTTCATCACCTTTCTAGCTTTACCTTCTGACTCATATTGTTCGTATAAACGAGTAAATGCTTTGTCTTCCGGTGTATCGTATGCATCAGAAAGTCCTGGTGCTTCGTCTGGTGAAAATAATGACCAATCGCCATCAGATTCAACGCGCTGCATAAACAAATCTGGTGTCCACATAGCTAAGAATAAATCTCTAGCTCTCATTTCTTCCTTACCGTGATTCTTTCTTAGATCGATGAATTCCAACACATCTGAATGCCATGGCTCAAGATAAATTGCAAAAGAACCTTTTCTTTTACCGCCTTGATTAATCCAACGAGCAACTTCATTGTAGGTTTTCATCATTGGTAATAAGCCATCTGACATACCTCCGGTACCTTTAATATAAGCACCTTTAGCACGAACATCGTGAACATGTAGACCAATACCGCCAGCCCATTTAGAAATTTTCGCAACATCTTTGATTGTATCAAATAATCCATCGATATCATCACCTTTGTTTCCAATTAAGAAACATGATGACATTTGTGGTCTGCGTGTTCCAGCATTAAATAATGTTGGTGTTGCATGTGTATAAAAATGTTGTGATAAATCGTCATAAATTCTCAATGCCATTTGGACATCACCATTGCAAATACCAACAGCAACTCTCATATACATGTACTGTGGTCTTTCAACTGTTCTTTCGCCAATCTTTAAAAGATATGATCTTTCTAAAGTTTTAAAACCAAAATAATCAAAATCAAAATCTCTTGTAATGTTGATTGCACCGTCAATAATTTCTTTATTGTCCATTACAAATTCATACACTTCATCAGAAATTAATGTTGACTCTTTACCAGTCTTTGGCTCAATAAAAGAATGTAATTCTTTAATAGCCTGAGAAAACTTCTTTGGTGTTGTCTTGTGTAAATTTGTGACAGCTAATCTTCCTGCTAATTTTGCATAGTCAGGATGTGTTGTTGTCATAGATGCTGCAGTTTCTGCTGCTAGTACATCCAACTCTTTAGTTGATATTCCATCATAAATTCCTTGAGTAACTTTAAGTGTAATAAATGTTGGGTCAACATAATCCATATTAAGATCATCACATAGAGCACTAATTCTTTTAGTGATCTTGTCATATCTCATCTCTTCTAACGTTCCATCTCTTTTTAGTACTTTCATCTCAAATTATATTTTTAAAATTCCAAATCACCAAATGCTGATTCTAGATCTTCTGCTTCTGCAGTTTTATTAACACCCGCTTTTTGATATTCAGCAACTCTCTTTTCAAAGAAATTTGTTTTTCCTTGTAGAGCAATATTTTGCATAAAATCAAATGGGTTTTCTGAATTGTAAACCTTAGGAACGCCTAAAGCAACTAATAATCTATCTGTTACAAATTCAAGATACTGCGCCATTAAATCTGAGTTCATACCAATAAGTCTTACTGGTAAAGCCTCAAGAATAAATTCTTTCTCAATTTCTAAAGCACCACAGATAATATCTTTAATTTGCTTTTGTGATAGTTTGTTTTCAATATGATGATTGAATAGGTGGCACGCAAAATCACAATGCATACCTTCATCACGAGAAATCAATTCGTTAGAAAAAGTTAAACCTGGCATCAAACCTCTTTTTTTCAACCAGAAAATTGCACAGAATGACCCAGAGAAAAAGATACCTTCAACCGCAGCAAAAGCAATAAGTCTTTCAACAAAAGTTCCTTTTTCGATATATCTTAATGCCCACTCCGCCTTTCTTTTAATAGCAGGAACAGTTTCAATGGCATTAAATAATTTATTTTGTTCTTCCTTATCTTTAATGTATGTGTCAATTAACAATGAATAAGTTTCACTGTGTATATTTTCCATCATAATCTGAAAGCCATAAAACATTTTAGCTTCAGTGTATTGGACAGCGTTAACAAAATTCATTGCAATATTCTCATTAACAATACCATCAGATGCTGCAAAAAATGCTAATACATGTTTAACGAAATGCTGTTCGTCTGCGTTTAATTTATTCTCCCAGTCATAAATGTCTTGCCCTAAATCAATTTCTTCAGCAGTCCAAAAACATGCTTCTTGTTGTTTATAAAGCTTCCATAGGTCATGGTGCTCGATTGGGAAAAGGACAAAGCGTCCGGGATTGTCAACTAGAATCTTCTCGGTCATAGTGTTTGTTTTTTTATTTATTTAATAATTCTTTTTGTGCTAGATATTCGTTGTAGATTTTGTTCTTGCGCTGCTTTGCTTCTTCTTCCTTATCGGTTTTAAAGCCAAGCAAAGTATTCTGATGGTCAACATCAATTTCAAGAAACTCGTTATTGAATTTGCAGTTATTGAATACAACACCATCTTTACCAATTCTGGATTTCAATAATGTTAATGTTGCAAGATTCATTTCTTTTTGTTCAATTGTTTTACCAATAGACAATACAACGTGCCCAATTTGGGCCTTTTTGATAGATCCACCCATTTGATCTGTTGTTACTACTTCGCTCTTAATAGATTCTCTATTACCTTGAGTAGCAGTCCATATTGCGATATCAAATTCAGATGTCATAGCTTCTAATTGTCTCATGATTGCACCATCTCCCTTCCACTCTTCATTATAATTTGTCTTCTCGGGAGTGATACAATCAACATAGTCCAAAGTTAGTAAATCTACTCTAAAACCATCTGCTTGCATCTTTCTTAATTTTGATTTAATTTCAGAAATAGTAACAGAATCACTAGGCAGTTTTAATAATCTAAGCTCGCCAGTTGAAATACTTTTTCTTTCAGTAACTATTTTTTCAACCTCTTCTGCGTGTAATGGTTGTTCTTTTGGAGAAATGCCTGTCCATATGGTAAAATGTTTTCGTTTAATGTTATTAACATTATCTTCAAAGAAAACTTGAACAACATTATACCCTTGATTAAAAGCTTCGTTAGAGAATTTAGTCAATAAAGTTGTTTTACCTGTTCCGGTTGGAGCTAAAACCACCCCAAGCTCACCTCTCCCTAATCCGCCATCTAATAAATTGTCAATACCTACAACGCCTGTTGGTATCGGTCTTCTATTGTCAGCTTGTAATGCTGAACTAATACTATCAAAGATGTCTACTACATCGTTATCACTAACACCAACTTGTAGAGCATCTTGAATTAGTTTCTCAATTTTGTGATACTCTTCAAATTCACCCTTAGCTGTTATCTCCTCTATTTTCTTGATGGTTTTCTTAAGAACTTGCTGCTTACAGAAGTTCATAGCTTTGTCCTTAATTAAAGGAATTCCACCCTGATCAATAACATGTTCTTGTATGTTCTTGATAGTATCAATAAAAGCGGTTCTAGCAGTATCTGAAACGCTTTCTGACAATATCTTTTGTTCTAATGCTGTGTAAGAAGGTAGTGTTTCGTATTTCTCATAACACTCCTTAATATTTTGCATAATGAACTTGAACCCATTATTATCAAAATAGTTTTGATCTATGACCTCAACAATAGTTTCACCGAATTTTCGGTCTTCTATAATAGTTTTTAATAGTGATATTTGATACGTTTGCCCTAAATGGCCAAAATTCTTCTCGGTCATAAAATATATAAGTTATAAAATAAAATAAATTAAAGTTCGTACTGAAGATATGTCGTTTCTGGATCGCTTACTGACAAAACTTCAGTTAAATCTGCCAAAATTCTTCTCAACTTTGGTCGAATATCCACAGCATACCTAACCTTTGGATGGTAATAGTGAGCAGCAAATATTCTTGAAATAAATACATCGTCACCTTGCTTAATTTGCAATAAAAAATACTGTTCTTCCATCTCTTTAGGATCTTCCACAACATCGTTATTCATAAAAAATCCTTGATTTTCGATTAGGTATTCGGAACTTTTTATTTTCAAATCTTCCGAAATTTCTTCACAAATATTTTTTACTTCATAATGCAGATTCATAGACTTCCTGGTATCAGGATTATAGTCCTTAACGTTAAAAAATCGCTGGCAGATAATGTTGCCGTCTAGTGTAAGTAAAAATTCAAACTTGTTTTGTTCTTGAATGTTCATAAGTCTTAGTTTTTATTTAATTTTAAATTTAATTGTATGTTTATTTTTTTCTTTAGTAGTTAATCTTAGAAAAGGATTTAGAAATTTTATCCACGCATCATCACTCTTTGGCAAAACAGTGAAAATACCATCTTCCATCATCATTTTCATAGTGTTTTTATAGGATCGACCTTCAGTATCAAGATTTTCTTTTATTAAAGAATTAACACCTTCTTTGGCTTCTTCAGTTAAAATTGGTTCATCCAAGCAAACCATTTTATTGTTTATATCAAAAAATTCGTCACCAAAAACGCCGAGCTTAGTGACCCCAGTTAAAAAGTTCTGTACCAATTTATTCTCTTTGTCTTCGGAAAATAAAAGATTACCCCTTTCTCTCGCCTCACTTAGAGTGATTTCCTTTTCCTTTATATCGGGGAAAAGTGAGATTAATCTTTTGATGCCCATATTTTTAATCCCAAAGATATTATCAGAAGGATCACCGCATAAGATTTTAACTAGTTTGACATTTTCGATCAAGATATTCTCATGATCATAATCAATTATGTCATTCTTCTTGTATACCTTTCTGTGTGATGGGTTATAGAGTGTAACATTCTCATTTACGAGCTGTGCTAAGTCCCTATCAGATGAATAGATTATCTTTTTCTCTTTAGGAGAATTTTGTGTGTAGTAGGCGATACAATCATCGGACTCACAATACTCGAATTCACCTTGTCTAACATAAAGTTCTTCCAAGTATTGTTTAATCCTAGATCTTTGCCTTTGGTATGAGAAGACTTCTTCTTCAGTCCTTGTTCTCGACTTTCTGTTCTCTTTGTAGTGATGATATATTTTCTTTCTAGATATATGACCATCTTTACCATCCCAGAATACACAGATCTTATCTAATTGATAATTCTCAAATGATCTTCTGAGCGTGTCAATAAAGTGAAACAATCCACCTATATGTTGACCTTTATAAAAATGGTTTTTTAAACCGTAGAAACCAATGGTTAATAGATTATCTCCATCAACCAATAATGTATTAGACATTTAGTCTAGTCTTTAATAGTTAAACAATCAATCTTCGTTCTCTTCTTCTGGGATTGGCTCAAACTTAAGCTCTTCAACATTATCAACTTTTTCGTCGAATAATGAACTGATATAATCTAAGTTGTCCTTTACATAATCCTCTCTAGATTTTTTCTCCTCTGCCGCTTCTTTTGCTCTCATAAATCCATGAGGTGTTACCATAATTTTACCATCACCAAATTGAATACCATTTACGTGGTTTTTCATAACCGTAATTTTGCTTCTTGTTGCAACAGTTACAGTTCTCTTGTTTTTAGTGATAGAAATTTTTGTTGTACCGGCATTTTTCTCGTTACCAAATCTGAATACTAATGTTGAATTCAACCAAATAGATTCGCCACCCTTAGCTTTGATTTTAGGCTGACCAAATGGATTATCAGGAAGTTCAACCCAAGGTTGGTTAACGATAATCAAAGTGTTTGTATGAGCCTTATCTGCTCTTCTAGAGCCAGATATTCTTTGGTTGATACCCATACCAATCTTATCAGATAAAACAGACGCATTATGTTGCTTTCCGCCTTTACCTTCCCATGTCATCTTACATGGTACAGATCCAACAGAATCCCATAGAAATAACAAGTCATATGGTAATTCACCTTTTTCCTGTAAATCAAGCATCTCGTTGATAAAATCTGTAATCTGCTCAATATATTCAAAATCGTTTCTGAAAATGAAATCACCAGAATATGTTACTTCACCTGTTGATTGATCGACATCTTTTGTTACAGGAATACCCATAATTGCAGCATGATCAAAATCAAACTTCTGCTCCGTAATTATGAAAATCGGTAACATACCTTTTTTAATACCGTCTGCAGCTGCTCCAAGTAATGCTGTTGTTTTACCTGTATCTGAGTGACCTAGAAACATATTAATATGACCTAATGCTGGGCCTGGTAGACCGGTCGCATCCAAGAATGCGTCGCCAAGATCCAAAAAACGATCTGGTTTATATGTTGTTTTACTTGAATACTTAGAAGCAAGTTGTGAAATCGAGAAGTTTTGTTTTTTTATAGCCATAATAATAATTTTTTAAAAATGGGCCATTGACGTTATCTCCGGCCCGTTGGGTTAGAATGGCAGATTTTCATCTGCATCTTCATCTTCTTGTGGATCTTCAATTGGTGTAGAAACTGTTTGTTTTTTACCAACAATCACATCTTCTCCACTTGCACCTGAAACCCATTTTTTACCTTCTGAATCCCAAGTAGGTGTTTCACCTTTTGCAACCATCTCTAAATATTCTTCTGGTTTTTTAGAATAAACATCAGACCAAGTTAACTCATCATTAACCCAACCTTTTGCCACCGTATCATCTGAGTGAAGTGGTGATGGATCTTCTGGAATGATAGAGTTAATTGTTGTGTATTCTTTACCATTACCAGATTTTGTTAATGTTAAGAACAAAGTTAAATCTCTACCTGTTTGTAGATCTGTAATATCTCCCTTCTTTTGGAATAATGGGAAAATTTTATCTAGAATACCGTCTTGCTTTGAATTGTGTTTAAATCTCCAAAACTTTGGTCCGTCTTGCTCATTATCGCGATCGATAACTTTTACAATATAGAACTTCTTAGAACGATATTGACGAGCATATTCTTTATCTGATTCAACACCAGTATTCATTAAACTCTGATACACCTCATTTAATGGAGAACGCTTACCGTCTTGTTTTGGGTCATATAATTTAACCCATTTTCCATCTACTTGAATTTCATGGAAATAAGCTTCTTTAAATGGAGAAGTTCCGTCTGCTGTAGGGAGAATTCTGATTCTGCGTTCTTCCCCTTTAGAGCCTTTAGGTAATACTGTTGTAAAATACCTTTTAAGTCTTTCTTCGCTAGATACTCTGTTGTTGTTTCCGCTTGCGGATTGTTTGCTTTTTTCGTACTGTGCTAGTACTGCATCTACTGTACTCATATTATTTGTTTTTAAATTGACAATAGTAAAATATAAACAAAAAAACCCAGATTACAAAATCTGGGCTAAAAATATTTTAAAAAATACCTAAAAATTATTCTAGGGTGAGTAGGTAGGCTAATTTATTCAATGAACCTAACATTTCGTCTCTAAGGTTTAAAAGATCGGTATCTCTTTCTTGTGATAATTCACCGCTAAAACCTATAAGTCTATTTTTTGCAGTTTGTAAAAATTCAACTATATTGAGATCAGCTAGGTTGGTCATTTGAATTGTGTTTGAAGAATTATCTAATATAAATCTACCATGTTTTCCCATACAAATTTCAACATATTCATCAATAAGACTATCTAAAGTTTCATAAATTTCACCAAATGCTTTATGTCTAGCATAACCTTTAGTTTGCCAGTGTAATATTTTAAACTGATTTTGTAGTCCTAAAAAGAAATTTACATTAGAACTTAGGTTGTTGTTCATCTTGATAAGGGTTAAAGCTTCCAGCTAGTTCTTCTTTTGAATAGTTCTCAATTTCATTTTTTGTTAAAACATATTCATTTTTACCGCTAGCTCTCATTTCATCTTGTTTATGAGCAAAAAACTCTTGTGGTTTTTCATTAAATGGATAAGAATCCAATGAACGCATTTCTAATTTCTCTTGTGGGGTTTGTGGCTTCATTTCTTCAACTCTAGCACCCAATTGATCAATCTTAGATATGATAGCATCCATATTGCTTAATTTAGACTCTAAGTCGTCTAATTTGCTGAACACAGTATCCATTTTCTGGATAACGCTATCGTTTTCCATTTTTGAGGTCTCTAGCTCGTTTTTAATATTTTTGGTCATATTAACCAAATCCGTAACGTCCACCTCTTCTGTTTCACCCATAGCTGGGCTATCGGGTAATCCTGGTGCAGCTGGAACGGCCGCATCTGGGGTTGGCATTTCTGGTGCAGCTGAAGCATCCGGTGCTGCTGGAGCATCTGCTGGAGGTAAAGCTGCAGGCTCAGCCTGTTCTTTTATAATATAATGCTTTGTTGCATTTCTATTGATTTCTCTAAATCTATTTACCTCTTGTAAAAGCTTTTGTTCTAACATAGTTTTAGTCTTGTAATAATTGTCTACCGTCTTCGGTAATGTATTTTTTATTTATTCTTTCAACAATACCATCTTTAGATCTGATGACATAACATTCACCAGTCTGCAAATCGCATTCTTCTCTTTCCATTTGGTCATTAGAAACAGCTTTAGTAACCTTTGGGTTTAAAAACTGATTGACCGCGTTATTTAACTTTTCCATAGTGTTAAAATGTATACATATAAATACTACAATCTTTATGTTTTTTCGGGATTTATTTCCTTACGTGTCTTAAATATAAAACATCTCCCTCAACCAGTCTTAATTTTCTCATTAAACTAGGGCTAAGAGCAACCCCATATTGAGCATATGTGGGGTCATCTATACTTGGACCGCTATGAACTGGGCCATCAAATCTACCGTCATTTGGATTAACGTTTGTTTCAAGTGTATATGTAGTGTCCGACTTAGGAACATAGAAAACAGTATCCCAATCAAAAAGAATTTCTTTATTTGCGTTTGTTACATTTGCTCTTATAGAATAATATTCATACAACGCACCGATATCTGCTAACTTAACAAGTTTATTAGGATATGCTTTCCACCCACTAACTAAAGATAATTCTGCTGGAGATCCGTTTTTAATTGGTGTATACTTACCTGAACCAAGAACGCAAACCCTCGCTCTTAACCAATTTTCGTTCTTGTAATTAATAGATTGAATATACTGCTCTGGTTTACCATTTATCAATTGACCATTATATGGGATTAAATCGCCAAATATAAAACCTGACGCTTTATTGATATTATTTAAATCTTCTCCTCTTGCTGGGGCGCCGGGATCAATTGTAAAGGTTTTATTATCTGCAGTTGTAATTGATTTAGCAGTTGTTTGAGCTTGAGCTGTTTGTTGTTTTTTCTTAACCGCTGCTGAAAGTATTCTACTAAACAAAGGTCTATAACTAGACATAAATGTACTTTCTAATGACGGTAGTGAACTATTAGAAATTCTAACACCTGTAAATGTTGTTTCAAACGTCCCCTGTTTGATTGCGTGGCTCACATCAAAAACCAAATAAGTCCCTGTAAACATTGGGACATTAGCCAAATAAAAATACATTGTTGGCTGTATCATAGCATTACCCATACAGGTAACACTACATTGATAAGAAGCAGTTTTGTAAATATCAAATAAACCTATATCAACAGAATGACTACCTCCTCCACCTTGTGACCTTGCTAGCCTTTCTTGTGCTAAAGCGCTTTCTGTTGTATTCTTGTATGTGCTTTGGTCAAGAGAAATATTTTTAAATATATTTTGTGCTTGATCTCCAAAATTTATCTCAAATGAAACCACTCTATTTGATTTTGATAAATCAGTATCCATGAATATTTTGGGCTCAATCAATAACGGATTGTTGTTTGGATTTTTAATATCAAACCCATCATTTTTAAATTTATATTCTTTACTAACTTTAGACATATCTAGATATTGAGACGTCTTGTTAATATACTGAAGTATAATTTTTGGTGATGATTCTTGGTAGTCCACATCTAAGTGAGTTCCAAATAATGTACGAGCAATACTTTTAGAAGGTAGTATTTTTTTCTTATTGGTTGAATTAGTTCCATAGAAATTCACATATGCCGGTAACGGTCTTAAGTCAAAGTTTGTACCTTGAATTAACAATGAAACTGCACTATATAAATCTATTTTAATATTTTTTTCGTCCGCTAAAGAAATCAAACGTTCGAGGCTTATGTATGCCTCATTCCCAATGTCTCTATTAGCTCTATCTAAAAATAAAAATTCTTCCATAAGGCTCCTTTGCCCAATAGCGTTACCAGAAATCCATTTATCATTAAAAGATTTAAAAAATTGATATAAGTCTAGTAATGTTGTTTTTGTTTCGTTAAAACCATGATATATTGTGACTCTTCCTTCAATCGGCTCTTCTTTTAAAGCTGAAAATTTTCTGGTAAGATTATTTAAAAAATCATTTAATCTGTTTACCTGTGGACGGAATATGCTAGATTCTATATAGGTTTTAAAATTTGTGTAGTTTGGCGAAAATCCTGGAGTGTTTACAATTTGATCTTTAACCCATCCAGCATAAATTCTTGCTAACTCTCTATGTGCATATATATTTTCAGGTGTAACCTCAATATCGCTTATTTGAAAAAAGTGATGGTATAGATTAGAACTAATGCCACTATATGTTGCACCTGTGATATTTTGGCCAATATATAATTCAATTAATTTTTGGTTTTGTGGGGTTAACTGAGAAGCATTATATTCATTTAGACGATATGTCTTTGATCTTCCAATATATCCACGAATTACATAGTCATCAATTTGTCTAGGATTACCAATTGTTAAAATATCCAAAGCTTTATTATCTAATAGTTGATTGGTTAAATCTTCTAACTTTTTTGTTTGGTTTTCTTTTATCTTTACTTCGTAACCACTAGAATTAAAATTAATACCATTTTTAGATATACTGGTAATTTCTTTTAAAAAGCTTTGGAAAGAACTATAGTCAATTTCTTTTTTTACTGTATCTAAGTCAAGATCTAATGACGCAAAATCAATAAACATTTTTTCAAACTCGTCTAATATTTCAGGACTAAAGACCGCAATTAAATCCATTACACGTTTTTTGTTACCGTTTAATGTGTATTCGCCAGAAATATTTTCAAATCTTTCGCCATACGTTGGGAAATATGCTGTGCTATATGATGGGTTATTATTTAGATTATTTGAGTCATAAATAAGTCTAAATGAATCTTGTGTTAGTGTGTTAAAGTTATTGATTAAGTCATTTATTTGACCTCCATTAAATGAAGGTAAAACGGTATAACGAACATCGTCAGGAGAAAATATAGAATTATCAACTAAGCACGTAAAGGTATAACCAGATGTTGATGTTGGTTTTGAAATAACAAACTTGGTCATTCCTGATGCTACTGCAGCAGAATATTGGTTTGCGGCATTGGAAGCGTTAGCACTTGTTTTTGTAAAACCAGATGGATTATAAAAACTATACCCATTAACAATCTGAGAATATATACCATGGTAAAATGGATATAATCCCACGTAGCTATTACTATTATAAGTCGCCCCAGTTATTGTGCTGGTCATTCCAGTTTGATCTGGTGTTGTGTTTCCAGATAAGTTAAATGAAGCGTTAGTTGCATTATCAAAAAATGTTGCGGCATTAATAGGAATTGTAATCCCACTTATAATATCAATACCATCAGTAAGATATTTTTTATATCTATGGTATTGTGCCCCCCATCTTAAGATTAAATGGTGTGGTATGTAATGTGTTGCGCCAACTTCTTTAAGTAAAGCAAACATGAATGTCTTTTTACCATCAAAATCTAAAACATCATCTAGGTCTTTATATGGTAAAGAATTTAATAAAATATAAGCCGATCCAACATATCTACCTTCAACACCACCTTTCATAAAGTCATCATATAGCTGCTTATGAAAATATGGTGTGTTTAATAGATTTCTTGTAAAGTTATCATACTTTATTTGACTAGAAAACATATTCTTATGGTAACTTGAATTTACCCAAGCTTTTGGATTAATTGGCGAACTAATGAAATTAGAATTTTCATTAACTTTAAAGATACCTTTATAACCGATAGATGAACCAACACCAAAAGTGTTACTCAATAAATTACTTGCAACATATGAGCCGTATAGTTCAGAATTAAAAGGAAATTCTTTTGTTCTATATTCTGGAATAACAAACGAATCTAAAGCGGACTGTAACTTCTCAAATTCATTACTTTTGGTGCCACTTTCTTGAACAGACTTAGTATAGTGTTCAATTTTAAAATCACTATCAAGTAACCCTCTAATATATTCTACTGTTGTTAGACCATCTTGGAAATATGGAAATCTTTCCTTTTCTGCGAATTTTTCAAGATTGTTTGTTAAATCTGTTATGCTTTTAATTCTTGTGCTAAGCAATGCTCTTATTTCAAGATCACCTTGTGTTGCCCCACTAATATTTTTAAACTCATTTTCAACAATTTCGTCTAAACCTTTTCCATAGTCAAAACTCTCTAAAGATGTGATTAATTGAGCTCTCTCGTAAATTTCGTAAAGAATATTTGATAAAGATTTATCTATGTATGGTGATGGCACCGCAATTTTTAATAATGAACTAACATTAAATGTTTCTCTTGTTTCTTTATCATCATCAAATACAAAAGTAATTTCTCCAGGGCTTACTTCTTTACCAGTTCCAGTATCGACTCTTTTAACAGCAACACTATTATATGTTTCAACAAATTCAACCTCTGGCCAGATATTGTAATTATTACCTTTAGTTAATCCTATTATTTCTGGATCAGCGGGATAAAAAAATGTTGGTTTATCATCTCGACCATTCTTTTTAACTTCTGGCCAAGGATAAACAATTTCATTTTTATCATTTGATGTGTACCCAGATAATTCTTTTTTTCTTAAATCAGATTTTTGTATTGATTTGTTATGTACATCTTTCATTAATCTAATGTACGTATCTGCGTTTGCTAAAATAACAGCAAAAATATTTCTAATAGTAGGCTTGAAACCAAAGCCAACTTTTTTGTCTTGAATCACTACATTCATTTTGTTTTCAACTTCATTTTCAACCGCATCTCTTTTCTTAATGAATGTAGCTTGTATTGATTTTATATAGTTTACTAATTTTTCATTTGACACAAGTATTTGACTGTCTTTTATTTCATAAAAGTCTTTAATATTTTTTACGGTGTCTAAGGATATTGTTTGCGTCTCTATACCATTTTGTAATTTGGCTTTGGGTTTGCTACCAAATGCTTTATTATTTTCAAGATCATCCGTATAAAATTTAATAATAGAAGCTAATGAGTTATTGGTTGTTGTCCCTGTAACTATATCAAAATTAAGGGGACCACTTGTAACTTTACTACTATCGTTTGTTGGTTTGTTTAATCTATAATAATTTACAGTGGTATCAACACTTGACCCTGGAAATCTTAAAGTTTGAGAATAAGGGGGATTGTCTGCTGAAAGGTATCTATTACCCCAAGAAATAATTGCTTTTTCAAATTTATCAAGAGACTTATCATATTGTGCTACATCACTTAAAACATCGGGTTCGATTGTTTCAGAAAAAAGAGCTTTCTCTATAATTGTGTCTAATGCAGTTGCAGTCATTAATAAATCTCTAAGAGTTTTGACTGGGAAATCTTTATCAATATAACCCTTTGCTATGTATTCATTATAAACAGATTTTAATATCGCATATCCTTTTGTTGTTTTAGATATCTTTTTTTCAACAAAACCTGTTTTTTCATTTACCCTAAACGGTTCTGGTTTTTCAACCATATACATAAACGGTGCATTAATAATGTTTTGTAAAAGGATATCGTTTAAAAACGCATAGCTTGAGCCAACAAACTTTGTTGCTATCTCAAAATTACCATTACTTCCATTGAATTTGGATTTAAAATCAACCAATTGAAGTCTGTATCTTATTGCTTTACCATAATAGCCTTTAATTGTTAAATAAAATATTGGCCATGGCTGGTGAAAGAATGCTTTATACGGTGAGTTGTCTGGCGCGTCAAATAATGTTTTACCTCTAACATCAATAAAATTTATACCGACTTGAGGAATATTATTAGCCCCTTTAACCGTAATGTTTATTGAATCAATACCAAATGTTTGTGCGGTTGGGTCGTAATGTACCCCTTCACCAGTTGTTCTACTGGTTGCTATATTGTTATTTGAAACAAATGTTTCTGTCCAGTTTGTATCAAAGTTGTTTTCAAACTCATTTTTTGGGTCTGAGTTTCTAAGTAAGTTAAACTTACCTTGTGCAACCGATGTTAAAGTATTTGTTTGAGATTCAGAATATAAAACACTTCTTGGGACCAAATCGGCTTCAAGATTAGCATACATTACTAAATTTTCGTGATCTACAAATCTTGGCTGTAAATCTCCAGATGAAGAAACAACGGTATTAGGATCAATATGTACTATGTTTTGTTGATCTACTAATACTAATATGTTTTCATTCTGATTTAATTGATTATTCGCCATAATATAGTCTATACAATTCTACGCCCTTTTTATAATCTTGTAAAGAATTAATCAAAGGAAAAGGTACCCTAACGATTGCGTTATCTGGTATCTCAAACTCTACAGAGCCTAATTTAGGGTTAGCCATTAAAATTAACCAGCTAAATAATGGGGTTCCATAATATTCTTGTGATATTTTATCTAAACGATCTTTACCCTTTTTATAATTAAAAAACTTATCAGTAGACTTTTGAGGTATTTCAATACCTGGAACAATTTTATGTTCCCCATCTTCTAAAAAGTAATCATATCTATTGAAATACTGATTCATTATGTACTAGGTTTTATAAAGTTTAATTTAGTTGCTCCCGCCGAACCTTTTATTGCGTGTACTTTTTCAAGTATTTCGATTTCTTGTCCACTTAATGTTCCAGTATAACTGAAATCAAATGGTTTTATTTCTTTTTTAAGTTTGGCTTCTTTATATTTAAATTTCTTAATATCAGAATTAGATTTATTGTTTTTGATAAATTTTTCAATATTCTTCTCTATTCTGTTTATTGCATTTTGATCAAAATATTTTGTGTCCTTTGAATCATCATACAATTTTTTAATTATAGAAACCTTATCTTTTATTATAAACGCTAATATCTTTTTGTAAGCTGTATCATCAAAAGATGGTAAATTAAAGTTAATTGTGTTATCTAATTCGCTAGTAAAAATTGAATGTTTATCTTTTATAAGATTTATTGCTTCGTCATATTGTGTATAAAACTTAGTATAATCAAAATTTGCTAATGTAGCTACTGTTGTTTCCTTTTTATCGAATCTTCCATCTTTACCATTGGTCTTAACTATAAAATTAACCCTATCAATTAAATCGACAAGTTTATTTCTATTTTGCTCCAGTTCTTTAGCGGCTTTTTCGTCTCTAATTTTATTTAAAAACTCGGTTACTGTTGTTTTAATATACGCGTCAATTATTTCTCTGGATCTATCATACTTTGAAGTTCCTGAATCAAATCCTAAATCTAAAACAACATTGTGATCTGATGAACTAACTTTAGCTAATAATTCTTTTTCAACTCTTCCATAAAGATTTGCAAAATCAACGAATTGTTTATACTCACCTAATAAGTTAATTTGTATTGTTGATGACAATGTGTTTTGAACATCAACTTGATTAATTGTTCTATAGGTTTGTGATATAAACAGAGGTAAAAATTCTTTACCATATGATTCGGTTAATTTAGTATATGTGTTTTTAAACGCTGTAAAATAATCATTGGTTGATTTAAATAAATTTTGAATAACTTCTTTGTAAGTCATTTTAGTTCCATTTTGTGAACCAATCCAAGTACCATCTTTTTTAGTTTTATCTTCAGTTGGTATTTCACTTATTTTTGGTGTCTCGATCCCACCAGTTAGTTTTTCTAAAAAGTCTACATTGAATTTAACAAGCTTGTCTTGATCAACGGTTGAATCTGCTCTATAATCATACACTTCAGTGTTTGCATAGAAGTTTGAACTTAAAGCATTTTGTAATTTAGCCACCGGTTCTTTAATACCTTGACCACCAATAAAGTTAACTTGTAAGGTTACATCTGCAACCATTGGTTGAACACCTATACCTTCGGGATTTAAATCCCACGTACTATTCTCATACGTAATATTCATAGCTGTTATCACAATCTTTGAATGGTAGAAATCACCAATTCTTAAAACGCAAACAGGCGGCGGGCCAAATGTTGTATTTCTTGCATCCACAACTGTTCCATTTATATCTGTACCTAATTGTTTAACCGGTATAGTATCACCAGGTCTAATACATTGATGTAAGAACGTTAATCTAGCATTTAAACCCTCTGGTGTCATTGAGTGGAAAGCTGGATGAAAATATCTTAGCTTCTCTTTTAAACTACCAAATACAACAGGATCTGTTTCTTCTAATTTCTTAAAATAGAAACACTCAGATAAAGCCTTCATTATAAGTTTCTTTACAACATCTAATGGCGGCTTTCTCTTTTTAGTTGTTGTGATTTCTGAAATATCTGTTTTACCTGGGATTACTATTGTTTCTCCAGGAATAAATCTAGTTTTCTTTTCTGGTTCAGTTTTATTAACTTGTTCATAAGTTATTACAACACTTGCAGATCTACAATAGAAAGTAATTGGGGCGTATTTTTTTAAACCAGTTTTATTTTTAATTTCTTTACCGGTACAATCATATGTTTCCGGGCCACTTGCTGTCGCTTTCTCACCCTTGTTAATAAAATCAACAACCATAGAACCTTCAATGTCTTCACCATAACCTAATTTTTTAAGGTCTATTGTTATTGTTTGATTAGTTTGTGCTGTATCTGTATTTAATTGGTCAATTGTTTTATCCCATTTGTACTCTGGTATTGTATTTGAATCTTTTGAAATTGACTTTAATATATATTTTATTAAACTATCAGATCTTCTATGTGAAAGTTTAATATTGTATGAATCATCCGCAACAAATGATGTTGACGACTCGATAGTTAGTTTTATTTGTTTTATATTCTTTTTCTCTAATTCCGATTTAAGTGTTGCTGTTGCTCCACTTATTACACCAAAGTTAGTTTGTAATTCTGTAAAAGCAGTATCAATTAAACCCTTTTTATCATTTATTAATGTTTGAATTGAAATTGTGCCTCCGCTTGTTGGATCTTCTGTTCCAAATATAACAACTCTATCTGCTCTATTATCTTTTGTATCGACAGTTAAGATAGTATTAAGTCCACTAGCTAATTGATTTTTAAAGTTTTCCTTATCTTTAATGTAATCATTGTATACTAAATCATATGATTGACTTTTAGCGTCAACATAAATGTTAGTTTTTGGACCAGGGATATCATTAGGGAAATAAATAATTTTATCAGCCAAAACTTGTCCAAAGGTATTTCTACCATCAGCGGCTGGACTTTCAATAGGTTCTTCTCTTCCTGGTTTTACTATTACTTCTCCAGCAACATTATTAAATTCAAGAGATGTCGTTGTATCTTCTCTTTTAAAATTTCCGCTTGAATCTTTTCTATAATACTCAAGATAAGACATTATCAATTGAAGATCAGATGGATCTAACGTAATATATTTTCTAACTAAAGTATAAAAATCAACATCATAACATCCTGCAAAGAATGAATTTAAAAAGTTCTCAGCTTCTTCGTCAGAAATTTCTTTAATTAACAAATTAAGAATACTTGGATGATCAACAACAACTTTAAAAGATATAGTACCTGTTCTTTCTGTATTTTGATACGTGTATATTGGTTCTGGTCTACCTAAAAAATTATTTTTATCCCAGTTAGCTGTATTAGTTTCGTTTACCTTTAAATCATATGGAGGAAACCACATAACACGACCGCCGGTTGCTCCTCTTTCACATATTGGTAAATCGTTAACAGTATATCCAAATTTATTTGATGTTTTCCATGCTAAATTCTCGATAGAAAACATATATTTTTTAGCTTTACCTTCTATACCATCTATGTTAGTAGATCCAACAAAAGATCTATTACCATTTGACATTGGTGCTATGTTTAAATTCCATGGCGTACTCATAACACTGTCTTCGATTTTTCTAATCGTTCCAGTTTTTTTCATAGTATCGCTATAGTTCATATAAGCTCTATCTTTTGTCCAAACTCTACAATATTCAGTACCATCTTGTACACCTGTTGCTTTATCAACATATGCTATTGCTGAACCTCTTGATATTAATTTAGTACCTTCTCTGAAAACTCTTGATGTTTGATCAATAACATTTGCAACATGTGATCTAGATTCACCACCATTCTTTGGTAATGAATTTAATAATTGTTGTGTTTTACCAAGTATTGAATCGTCTCTGAATTCGTGTTTTGTTGATAGGCTATCTTCAAAAACACCTCTTTCTGATGAATACTCAGTATTGTTAGCCCCTAATCTATTTTTTGAATTAATACTAAACCAAGTTAGTTTTCCTGGAATAGTTCCTCTTTCTGAAATATTTTTTTCGTTAGAAAATAATTCCGCTGCCTTTGAATCAAATTTATATGAAAGATAATATGGACTTAATACTTTGTTTTGGTTGAAATCTTCTAAAACATTTTTAATGTCATCACCTCTATCATCACCAATATATGCTTTACCTTCAGGAGCCTCTCTACCTAATACTTTATTTATGCCGGTAGCAACACTATCAACAAAGTTGAATAATTTACTTGTGTTTTGTGACCTAGCTCTAGTTGTATAATTTGGTGCATAGGTTGAAAAAGATAAATTATCAAATAAAACATCTTTTTGACCATCACTCAAATATTCAATCATTAAATCTGATGGTTTTCTACTTGGTGTTGGCCTTCTTTGTATTCCTAATAATGAACCTAATACACCAGTAGCATCTTGAAATATTTTTCCTAATTCAGTTTTAGGTACTGGTCTGTTTACAATAGGATTTGCTGGATTTGTTAAATAATCACCAGGTATTTCTGACCATGGAAATTCTATACCAGAAACTGTTTGTAAAAAATCTATTGCTTTACCAGGTATGGTTTTTGCAACAGTAATCTTATAATTTTTTTCAATTAATCTTTCTCTACCTCTTATAATATTAATTGCGGATGATAAGTTACCATTAACCGCATCTAATATTCTTGCTCTACCTTCTGTGGCTGTTTTTAAATTTTGTCTAATTCTAGATTGAACTGGACCATCTGGCGACTCGGTTAAATGATAGTTAGCAAATTTTGCTAATGTTGATTCAAACTCGTAATTACCAGAATTTAAAGCCCCAATAAGACTTCTACCTAATATACTGTCAGCTATTGGAAAATAAGGATACAAACCTATATTACCAGCCGGATCAATTAAAATTCTTGTATTTTCTAAAACTTCGTATTGACTGTTTTCGGGTCCGAATCTATTACTACTATCTGTTGAAACTAATTGAGCGGCTCTAGATGTGTCATCGTTTAATGTCACATCTCCTAAATCTCTATTAGCAATATTTCTGGTATTTTGAATAGAATAATTAGACGTGTTAAAAGTTTGAGGCCCGTTTGGTTTTTGTAGGGTCTTGGCTAATAACTCATCTCTAAGTTTTTTTGTAGAATTAAAATCTAAATAACTTGGCATCTATTCTTTTATCTAATAAATAGATAATTTATTATTTTACTATGCAAATGTTTTAGTGCTCTTAACGATATTAGAAACAAATTCAGCTCTCATTTGTGGATTTTTAGATAATTCATCCACAACAATACCCGCTAATTGTGTGCTATTACTGTTTATATCCACTTTAATGTCTACGGCGCCTGTAAAGCCCTTTAAATTCTCATAAGCATCTTTACCTTTTTCTATACCTCTTTCGATTAACTCTTTTGCTTTTTCTAGGACCTCAGTTGCTTTTTCCTGAATATTCAAATCTTTAGTTATATCACTTAGTTTTGTTTCTAGATAGTTAATTGTTTCTTGTACCTCTTTTGGCATTCCTCCTTTTACCTTATCTATTATTTTATCTAAAGCTTCACCAGCAGCTCCTGTAGCCTCACCATATACTTGTCTAACTGTTTGAGCGGTATTATTTTGTGTTGGGTTAATATTTTCAGTAAAATCGACTGCCTTCTTCATTAAATTAGCTGCAGCATCCCCAGCCGGTCCACTTCTCACATCCTCCATTAATCTTAAGTAAATTGCTGTTGCTACGTTTAATATTTTTGTTGTTTCATTAAATTGGTTTCTAGCAATATCTATTGGCTTTTCATCTGCAGCTTTTTTCTGTAAATCCTGTAATTCTGCTAGTTGTTTATCTGTTAAATCACTCAAACTAACAAATCCATCTTTAACGTTGGTTAGACCCATCTGTTGAACCATATTTTTAGGTATATCGAAACCAACTTTTCCATCTTTTATTGTTGCAATATTTGAAACAAATTCTCTTTGGTCATCTGTTAATGATGGGAACATATTCAATTCGCTCATTGCTTCAAATTTAGCGGCTCCTTTAACTGCCATATTTGTTAGCTCGCCCATTGATATACCCAATGAATCTGCCATAGCTTTAGCTCTTCTTAAATTCGCTCCACTTACTTCAAATCTTCCTTGTTCTGCATTGTATGTTGCTAAGCTTCTTGCTGCACCAATAATACTTGTTTGTAACGATTCAACATTATTTGTTGCATCATACATTAGTTTAATTGGGTCTGCTAAATCGCCAACGGCGCCACCAACAACTTGTAAATTAGCGGCTAAATTTATTGCACTTTCTGGATCATATAATTTATCTGCAACGGTAAAAATACTTTCCATGTTTATTTTTAAAGCTTGAGCTTCTTGAACCATTTTACCCAAACCAGCTATTCCGTTTTGGAATCCAAATGCGTTTAGTTTACCGAGTTGGCTTATTAAGGTTTCTGATGTAGCTTTTGCACTAAGACCTAATTTTATTGATCTTGAACCAATTTGTTCAATAGATTTTGCAGCACCATCGAGGCCAATACCAACATTTCTAAAATTTTCAGCGTTCTCTAATATTGTTTTTGAATTCTTTGTGAATGCTAACGACGCAACCATGCTATTTGATATGGTCTTGTCATTATATGTTGCCATTCTCTCAGAATTAACCATTAAAGACTCAACAGCGCTTATTGTTTCGTTTGTTGTAACACCAAATCGCTGAGCTTCAATCATAGCGAATCTGGTTGTATCCATCATTTCGGTTGCAATTCTGCCGACATACCCACCAGCACCCCTTGTTTTTTCTAATAATTCAGCATTTAATTTAGCTATATCCCCTAACAAAACCTCGGTTGTTGCAAGTCCAGCATCGAAAACCGTTGATATTAATTCTAAAGGATTAAATGTCGCCATCCCCTTTACAGTATTGAGTATTTTTTTACCAGTTTCTGTATTAATTCTAGCTAAGGTTTGAGCTTGTTGATCTATAAAAGCAGCACCTAGTGCACTTGCAACACTATTACCACCACTTGAGGTTGTTGACGTTGATTTAGAGGCTTTGGCTGCTGTATCAGCAATCGCACTAGCGTGTTTTTCTGATGCTTTTTTTGCATCATCATCATCGATACCTAAACTTCTTAAAAAGTCGTAAAAATCTTTTTTTATGTCTGCCATATTACTAGTGCTATAATATTATAAATAGTTTTATTCAGTTTTTTGTAATATAGCATTAATCATGCTTGTTCTTTCGTGAATTGGCAGGATTAAGATATCTTGATAACTAAATCCTCTTGAGACAAGAAATAGTATAGTTTCTATTTGACTTTTTTTATATTCCGTAGAAGGGACGAAAAAATTCCACCCCAAAGTCAACCAAAACTGGGACTTTTTCTCCTGACGGGGCGATTACATCTACTATTAAGTCTAAACCTGGTTTATTTTCTGATACAAATTTTTTAAATTCTAAAGAATCTTTAATTGGTAGATTTTGAATAAATTGATAAATAGCCATTTGGTCTCTTTGACCATCTACTGATTTTATCATCATCTCCAATCTCTTTGTATTAACAGGTGCGACATTTGTACCACTTGTTTCTTTAATTAATTGTAATTCTTTTTCTTGTGTGTTTGATAAAAACTTAAAAGTTACATTCTTTTTTGATACTGGAAGGCTAAATGTATATTCACCATTAGCATCCGCTGTTAATTTAAAATCCTTAACCTTTAAAACAGATAAATCCACTACTGCTTCAAATTGTTTTTTTGTTCCTGGGTCAGTAATTGTTACAGTATACTCAGTTCCAAATGCAGTATTTCTTAAAAATATTAATATTGCTTGTCTGTCTTCTTCTACAATCTCGTCAAAAGAAATATCTTTATCTAAAATTTTTCTTTTTAATAATTCATCCACAACCGTTTCAGATTGAATCAAGTTTGGAGACATTAAAATATTTTCGTCTGATGCGGTTAGGTATGCAACTCTTAATGATTTTTTTCCGTTGGAATAATGTACACCTTGAGAAGGTAGTTGAACAACATCATACGCAACCATTGGGTTAATATTTTCCATAATAGTATTGAATTCTTTTCTTTTAATATAACTATAAAATAATTAAAAATCAATAGACCAGCGTTTCACGTGGAACACTTGATATAATTAATTGATTATCAATTAAATAAAAATCCCACATCCGTTTTTTACGAATATGGGATTATAAATAAAACTATTTGAATATTAGTAAACTTGGATACATCTATCCATTCTTAGTTCAGCGTCAATTGAAGCTAAAGCATCTTCTGAATAGCTAAGATCACCAAAGTTTAAACTTGTTAAGAAACAGCCTTCTAAAATCCACTTCTCAACAACAACCCCTGTTGGATCTAACATTTCAAGTTCTACGTTCTTTTTATAACCTGCAGCATAACCCATTCTACCAGTTACGGATTCAGCATGAAGACGGAACCATTCCATCAATGCTTGGGATGCAGATGGACCAATTGGATCTTTAAAAGTAACCTTAATTGGGTCCCAGGTAAATCTACCTGCTACATATGTTGAAGTATTTAAAAACGGAATTTCAGTTGAATTAATTTTAGCACTAGGACGGGATGTAGATGTTACATACCACTCGTTGATACCCAAAGATGATGGAAATCTTAGGATAAACCTATTTTTACGTTTCGGTTCATATGGAACCGGCATTTTCATTAATAAATCTGCCATTGTGTTTGTGTTATATTGTTTTGTTTATTTCTTTCCTTATAAATATATCAATATTAGAAATAAATTTATTTTTCAAAATACTTGACTTTTTGGAAAAAAATCGTTAGCTTTTTGCTACTACGTTACTAAAATACTAATGTTCTAATAGTACTATTTTACTTTATTCTAATATTTCTATGTTCTATTATTTCTAATGTACTGATTTTCAATGTACTAATATTCTTTAATTACTACTTTATACTAATAAAAAAGGGATGGTTAAAAACCACCCCTTATTCAGTCAGATTCTGACTATTAGATATTCTCAAAAGAAGCTCCTGTTGGTGTAATAATAAACTCAACATCAATAAATTCTAACGCTCTTGTAGGTTTGATGTAAATCTTACCTCTCAATGTGTTAGCATCAATATCTTCTGGATCGTTTGATACTGTTACACGGAAATCATAAAGACCTCTTTCTTTCTTAATTGATTCAAGAATTGGGTTAACCAATCTTAAGAACTCTTGTCTAACTTGATCATCATTTTGTTCAAACAATAATCTTACAGCTACTGCAGAGATTAACTTTCTTGCTCTTAATAACAATCTTCTTACGTTGATTCTATCAAGTGCTGATTCTCTAACTTGTAACGTTTTGTTACCCCAAATAATAGTACCTGTATCAGAGAATGTTGCAATTGGGTTAATTCTTGCTTTATAAAGTTCGTCTCTTTCATCAAGAGTCAACTTCTTAGTTGCTTTGATTGAGTTAACAAGACCTCTTGAGTAACCCGCTACTGCGAACCATGGGTAAGATACATTATCAGTTAATGCAATATTCTTTAATACCTCACCTGTTGGTGGAATATAAAGCTGAGTAGCGTTATCTGTATCTCTTACTTGAATCCAAGGCCAGTAAGTTGCTGAGTAGTTAGAATCGAATCCTAAATCATCTAAAGCACCAATTACTTCGTTAGCACCCGTTGTGCCGCTAAAATTAGGAGCATTGATGATATAAAGAGAGTCCGCTCTATCATTCTCAATAATATCAACCGCTTGATTTACAAGTGAGCTATGGTCGTTCCAGTTAATACCTGGTGTAGCAAAAATGTTAATATCAACAGCTTCAGGATTCTTGAATGTTTCAATACCCTGTAAAAATGCGTAGTAATCTGAATTACCAACTAAACTATTGAATACACCACCATTAGTTGTGTGTCCGCTTATATAAGTTGTCTTTCCGAAAATGAAACCATCTCCGTTTGATCTAACATTTCTGTAGATATCCCAACCATCAAATCCACCAAATACTGGTAATGTAAATTTGCGGAAGTTAACACCATCTAATTTACCTTTATTAGTACCTTCTAAATCGTATGAAGTTGTTTTAAATAATTTTTCACCAGTAGTACCTGTAATATTTGCTGCGTTAACAGACAAGTGGAAACCAAAAGATGAATCAGTTGCATCGGTACCCTTAAATTTGAACATATCTCTATCAAAAATAAAGTGTTCGTCTGTAGATAAACCTAAAGTAACTTTCTTCACTTTATCACCATTTGTTGTTACAGGTGTACCATCTACATTGTAGTATAAAACATCACCAGCATCGTAGTATTTTGTTTTGAAACGAATACCACCAACGTTAGCTTTTGTTGTTACACCTTTGAAACCAGCTGGGATAGCATCTGTTGGAGCATCATCTGCCATAACCAACATAATGTACTTAGATCTTAATTCATATTCGCCATCAGAAGTACCAATCTTTCTACCAACATAGCCAGGAAGATCTGGGTTCATAGTACATCTGCTGTATTTTTCTAATACAACCTGATTTGCGTCTGTATCGTTGAAATCACGAACAAGAACATCAAATTCGCCTGTATCTAAATCAATATTTTGAACGGTTACTTTAACTTCGTAGTTAGATGCGTCACCATCAGATATTGTTAAGAAACTGAATAGGTCAAATACCTTACCACCTCTAACCTCAGAAACGATGGTTGAAGATCCGGCCATGTCCCACTGAGTCATAAAGTTATCACCTTCAGTTGCGTTTACAACTGTTGTGCTTAAACCTCTAATTAAACCTTGTTCAAAAAGATTTGAAACTAAGTTTGGATATGCTTCGTGTACATATAATGGATATTCAATTCTATCTTTATCAAATACATCTGCACCAATTACCTTTGTAAGGTACTTTGTGGAAGTTTGATCTAAAGAACAATTAAATGTTCTAACATCACTATCGATATCAGTTACTTGAATTGTAAAGTCAGCTAAAGGATTAGTTGATAATCCAGATCCACTAACGCTAACAGTTGTGCCAGTTACTCTGTGTGTTAATACGTTTTGAATATAGCTACCTCTAGATCTCAATAGGCAAACTTGCATATCATGATAATCGGTATTCAATGATGCATTATACTTAAATCTTGTTACAGTGAAAGCTGATGTACCTGTTGAGTAAACAAAAAGGTATGAATATACACCATCAATTGTTGAATCAGTTGATCCTGTTTTAGTGTAGTAAACGTTGTACCATTCTTTATTGTTATTTGAGCCAATTGGTGAAACCAATTCTACCCCTGTAAGACTGCTAGTAGCAGATTCAGGAACTTCTCCGATTGTGAACCATTCGTTGTGCGCGTAAACACCGCCAGAATTAGTTGCTGCTACCAAGTAGTCAGTAATTGAAGAACCTTCTGTTGAGGTTTTTCCTGATAATTCAGCATAGATTGTGCTACCTGTTATGCCTAATGCTGTTGGTACTAATGAAATACCTGCTGTTGATCCGCTTAGTGAACCAAGAGTTACGCCACCTAGGGCTTTGATGCCCCAAGTTCTGCCTGGTTTATATCCAGTAAGTCCTAATACACGGGTTACAAATAATTGGTTTGACTCTTGTAAATAAGATTTCGCAACATATGGAAGTTCATATTTTGGATTTCCAGCACCATCTTTTGCGGGGCTAGTACCACCAAAATAAGTTCTAAATTCATCAAAATTTGAAATTAGAATTGGTTCAAATGCTGGACCTTTCAAAGTCTCACCAACCAGACCCAATGTTGTAACACCTACACTTTGAGCTACGAATGTTAAATCTTTCTCTGATGTATACACACCTGGAGAAACGAATACTCTGTTTGAATTTGCCATTGATAAATGTTTGGTTAATTAATTTTATTCTTATCAAATAAATATCTTTGTTTTCAGCAAAGATTTCTGGATTTTTTCGTATTTATATCCTAATTTATCTTTTTAGATAGTTATTTATCTTTAACCATGGAAAAGAAAAGTAAAAACGTAAAAATCAGTGAAAAGCACCACGAAATGTTAAAAAACTATTGTGATAAGAAAGGCTTAAAAATTTATAAAGTTTTGGAAAAAATGATTGAAGAAATCGTTAAACCCAAAAAAACTGACATTTACGGAGAGGATTAATATACGTAAGTAACCCCTATCTTAGAGCCCAATGTGGGTGAGAAATTCAATTTAACCTGAGTGGCGGAGCTAACATCAAAGCCTTGACCCTCTTCTTCAACTAGACCATTTATATCCAAACTTACAATACTGTCAATCGCGTTATTTAAAGTAAAAATTAAAGAACTGCCGTCATAGTTAAAATATTCGGTAGCTACCTGTAATGTTTTACCATAGCTATCGACAAAAACACTATTTCTACCTTTAAAATATGTTATAGTAACAGTACTCCCCTCCAAAGGTGGTGATGCGAATGTTATTTTAGATGTACCTGCTATGTGAAAAAAATCAACATCTCTTTCTTGTAATAAACCGTTAATCGAAACATTAAACAACATACTAATACTTTCACCAACGCTAAATGCGGTTTGCATACCATCTGCAATAAAGGTACCAACGGTAATATCAATTCTTTTATTAATATATTTCTTTTGGAAATTTGTATTTTTAGCAAATTCAGTCATTAAGAAAAATCTACTAACAGCCGGCTTAACCTCAAATTCTTCTTGATCTATTAAGAATCCCAACATTGTAAATTGATAATTCTGAAGATAGAATCTACGTCCATCTATCTGTTCAATTGGCGAATTGTCTTCCACCTTATCCATAATAATTGGAATATAGTGTCCCTTAACCATAGTATAGGCTTGTCTAGAAGCAAACTTTTGAAGTATAATTTTATTAAATCTATTTAATTCTCTAAGCTTTGTACATACAATCGTAACCTCAAAAGTGATGTCAACAGGAACAGGTTGTGGTATTTTATATATGTCTGCCCCCATTTGATTACCATTCCATGTTGCAACAGACGCATAATGAAATTGTAACCTTTCAGGTATTGTCCTAACAATTGACGGGTTTGTGCCTGGCTGAACGTCCGGTCTTCTAATTACCCCAACAAACGGTACTTGTAAGTTACCATCGGAATCTGAAAACTCCCAAGTGTTCATAATTTGGGCCCATCTTTGTATAGTTAAGATTTTTGGAATTACTGGTATTTTCTTACCATCAGATATAACAACAAAATTCTTTTTTACGAATTCTAACATACCAGCATCCAAATCGTCATGTAAAACAGAATCAGGGAGATAAGAATCTGATTTTGTTATTTTGTCTAATAACTCTTCTCTTCTTTCTGTTAAGATTTTACCTTTGTAAATCTGAATGTCTGTTTTTCTTTTAGGTATTCCCATTTTATACTCCTCTAAATTCTTGATCTTGTGCTATAGCACAAGTAATAGTTCTGTAATATGGTTTATAACCAAATAAATGATGTGAGTTATCCGAAGTGACCTTACCATCATTAGTTACAGTATAATATCTTATTTTATTTTCCGATTCTGGATAACCAATATAATCACCATATTTTATATCCACACCAAGTTCCTCTAAATGTCTAATGTAAACAGACAATATTAGATTACCTGGTTCTAGGTATCTTAACATACCACCTTTATAACTTGAGTTTTTGGGTGCCTCAACTTTAACAAGTGCATTAAATTCTATAGGTGGGAAATATTTTATCTCGTCCTGCCCAACTTCCCCGTAAACATCGTCCTTATCTGTTTTCTGTCTATCGACTCTATAAAGGACAAGTTTTTGATTTAAATCACCATGTAGGTATTCTTGACCTATTTGAACTTGTAAATTAAAGTCTTCTTCTGAAAAGAATTTACTTAATCTAGTTATGGGTAGTTTATTGCTCATACCCTATAAATAGTTTATAAAGTATTTAGAATTACTTATATTATATACTGTATGGAAACTAAAATACCAGAAATTGTAGCGAGAGAGATACTTTTTTCATATGCGGGTTCTAACAACCATCTTTTAGATTTAAAAAGAAAAGTTTTAGAACTTAAAAACTATTCCTTGAGTAGACCTCAAGCAGATTATGTTATAAAATATGAAAAAGTAATACCTAAGGTTGCTAGGAAATGGGTTAAGGTCTTTTCTTCTTTTGCTGAAAAAATGAGAGAAGATAGATTGTTACCTGTTGCCCCCGAACAAATATGGGTTGAAAAATTATTATGTGAAACAGATAAAGCGTATCATATATGGGGTAAGGTTGTAGACGGTGATATACTTCACGCTTTTTGGGTTCCTAAAATTGCTATTATACCGGAAGAGAAAAAATTAAATAGAACTATTGATTATAGCCCATATGACAATAGACCTCCAATGGACCACCAAAAAGAAGCCATTGAAAAGTTATTAGCAAACGATAAGTTCATTCTTGCTGATGATATGGGGCTTGGTAAAACTACCGCAGCGGTTATTGCTGCTTTAGAAAGTGGGGCTAAAAAAATCTTAATCGTTTGTCCAGCAACATTAAAAATAAACTGGGAAAGGGAGATAAAAAATTATACTGACAGAAGGATATTAGTAATTGAAGGTAGAAAGTGGGGTTCCACTTTTGATTTCTACATTATCAATTATGATATCCTTAAAAACTTTCACACAACAGATAAAAGTGAAGATAGCGAAGCGTATAAGTTAATAGCAAATAATGGTTTTGATTTAGCTATTGTAGATGAAGCACATTATATTTCAAATGCTACTGCACAAAGAACAAAATTGTTAAACGATATATTAGGTATAATTCCTAAAGTTTGGTTACTAACAGGTACACCAATGACCTCTAGACCTATTAACTATTATAACTTATTAAAAATTGTTGAATCACCATTGGCTCTTAACTGGCAGAGTTATGTTAGAAGATATTGCGCCGGATATCAATTTAGAGTTGGGAATAGAAAAGTTTGGAATACTAGCGGAGCATCCAATCTAGATGAATTAAGGGAAAAGACTAAAAATCTTGTTTTAAGAAGAATGAAGACTGACATCTTGGATTTACCAGAAAAGATAATTACCCCTGTTTATCTAGAGCTTCAAAGTAAATTTTATGATAATGAATTAGAAGACTTTATAAGAATATCTTCTGAAAACAAACAAAAAGAAAGTATATCGGTAACACTTAATCGTTTAATGAATATTAGACAATTAATTGCCATGGAAAAAATACCATACACTTGTGAATTGATTGATAAGTTTATTGAGCAAAATAAAAAAGTCATTGTGTTTACAAATTTTACTGCAAGCCTAGACGCGTTACATGAAAAATACAAAAAGAACTCTGTAATTTTAGATGGTAGAATGAGTAAAGATAAAAGACAAGAAAGTGTTGATAAATTTCAAACAAATGATAAAATAAAAGTCTTTATCTCCAACATAGTTGCAGGTGGTGTAGGGATTACTTTAACGGCGGCTGAGGGGGTTATAATGAACGATCTGTCATTTGTACCTGCCCACCATTCACAAGCCGAGGATAGGGCTTATAGACATGGACAAACTAAAAGCGTTTTAGTTTATTATCCAGTGTTCGACAACACGATTGAAATCCAAGTGTACAACATACTTCAGAAAAAGAAGAATATTATTGACCAAGTAATGGGTGATGGCGAATATGGAGATACGTTTGCTAGCGAATTACTTAAGAACTTATTATAGTTTTATTTATAATCTGGTATTTATTAGTAAAAGCTATTTTAATGAGTACTGTTATAAGCGCACCAGAAAAAGAAAAACTTTATAGTCAGATATTACACCTTTTGGGTATGCCAGTTAGAGGTGTTGAATTAACAGAAGAGCAAATGGACTCGTTCCTTGAAATATCTGTAAGTGAATATGAGCAACTAGTTAATGATTGGCTTATCGAATCTCAATGGTCAGCGTTAGCTGGATTAGATGTAGACACACAATCTTTAACAAAAGCTTTTACTACTAGAGATATTAATTACGAAACTCAATATACCTATTCTTACTCGAAAATCGTTGGTCTACAAGCAGGGGGGCCGTGGGAATTAAAAAAAGATTATATAACCCTAGAGCGCAATAAACAAATTTATGAAATACCAGCCGGAAGAGAAATAAATGAATTACTTTGGTTTTCAAGAGCTGAGCTAACTGATTCAATTGTTGACCCATTCTTAGGTGGTTTTGGTGGTCTTGGTGGTGTTGGTTTTGGTGGTGTGGGTGGTTTTGCCCAAGTTGGCGCTTCAGGGTCTTACTTCTTATTGCCAGCATTTGATTTGTTATTAAGAATGCAAGATAGAAATATAAAAAACCGTTTAATTGGCGGGGATTTAACATATAGAATAACAGCTGGACCAAATGGTATAAAATATGTACACTTAATGAACGTACCAGGCGGTAAATATGATTTTGGTTCGATACAAAACAATAATATTAAAGTTTGGTATTGGTATTATGATACTTTCGATAGAGACACCTGTTTAAAAGAAAATAAAGATGTAGTTAGATTGCCATCAGACGTTGTGATGGATCAACTTCAATGGGACGAATTAAATAGACCGGCGCAAAACTGGGTTAGAAAATATCTAATGACTTATTGCAAAGAAGCGTTAGGTAGAATCTATGGTAAATTCTCTGGCGATTTAAAAGTACCAGATAGCGATGTTAAATTAGACTACACATCTCTTCTTACAGAAGCTAAAGATGAGAGACTTAAGCTAAATGAAGAATTGATGTTAAGACTTGAAAGACTTCGTCCAGACAAAATGCTTGAAAGAAAAGGCAATGAAGCTGAGAACCTTAATAAGGCCCTCAAGTTCAGACCTATGACAAATCCATTTAACGTTATTTAATCTGGTATAGCAGCATGTAATGCATAATCGTGAGAGTTTCTTTCGATCATTTCATCCTCCTCGTGCTTCTCTTTGATACTTTCAGCCTGGAAAGAAACAACCTTTCTATTGTATTCTATCCACTTCTGATCAACATGTTTTAAGCTGTCCTCAACATACATAAAAAACGGGTCTTTGTTAATTCTATTCCAGAACATAACTTCGCCATCAGATAATGTCATTACTTCATCTAGACTATCTTGACCTTCTGTTTTTAATGGATATCCTGAAACCAATTCACATTGTTTTTTTGTAAAGAAGATTCGCTTTGATGGGTCATCTATTAATATATCTTCTCTAATCTCTGGTTTAAAAACAACTAACAACGGCTCAACTCTTTTATTAAAGATACTGATATACCTCGCAGAATTATAATCACCTGTCATATCAGGATTGTTAACCAAATCACGTTCCGTAATCATGTAACAATTAATTTGAATATAATCAGCTGGTAGAGGTTTGCCATGTTTTGCAAAATATTCCTCTTGTTGTTTTTTTGTTGGCTTTGTTAATTTTTGAACATCCCCATCGCCTTTTTTAGTACCATTATTAACATAGTAAATTGTTTCACCCAAAGTTGCTGGATAATTGTTTTCAAGAACCAATTCCATGTGAGCTTGTCTTGACATTGCAGCACCAGATTTAGTTACTTTTTTACAATGCTTTTTATAATCTTCTACACTTTGTTTAACACGCGCCTTATTTGCAATTTTTGTTAATGGTATTTGCTTGTTATAAATTTTTTCAATTGTTTCATAGTACAAGTTTAAAAATTCAACACCGTCACCATTAAGTAAATGAACTAATCCTTGATCTAAAAACTCAACAACATATTGCTGAAGCTTTTTAGATTTAATTGTATTTCCAGTTAGTTTTATTTTTTCTTTACCTTTCTTGATAAGCTTAATAATATAATTTTTACGAGAAACATTAATACAAGCCGGCGCCATATAGTCAATGTCCAAGCCCATTTCATTTCTCATAAACAAATCATTGAATTCTGCAGTGTCTGCCTCAACACCACTATATTCCTTACCAGCCTCAACTAATTCGTTATTACCCTTACCAATATATTTGTGCTCGTTAATAGTTTCAGGTGTTTCAAAGTTAACACCATCAGTATCCATTACAAGAGGTTTATATCCTTTTTTCATAAAGAACATAATCATCATTCTTAAACACTGACGACCAGTACAGGTAATCATCTCACCCATATTCATATCTCCCCATGGAAATACCTGTGGTGCTGACAACGATCCAAAATACGCGTTGATAAAAATTTTAATTGGTAACTGCTTTCTATCATACATCTCAGCTTGTACCGGATCTTTATCTTTTAATTCCGCGGCTAATCTTTTGTATAAAATACGAATGTTACGAAAATACTTTAACATTGATTTCTGTACACCCATAATATCACAATCCGGAAATACATCGTACACAAGTTGAATTGACGGGTAAAGTGATGCATAGTCAAACTTAACAATGTTCTTTGAGTAACCAACTGTCAATAATCTTGATAAACCACCAGTGATACTTCTCTTCTCATCTTTAAGTGGTACAGCTAAATCATTTTCATAAGACCAAGCTAACATTAGAATTTTCCAAAGAGTTGCTGTACCCATTGTTGCGATCCTTTCGTATGTTGTTGGGATCACTTTAGAAAGTAAAAACGTAGATTGACTAAATGAATCATCAACAATCATTGTTTCATACAAGTCATCGTCAAGATATTGTTCTACAATTTTTCTACCCGGCCAAACTTCATATTTACCAGGGTATTTTTCTAATAAACCATCTGTTCCCGGCTCGCCAATTTTTTTATATTTTCCTGTCTTAGGGTTTATGTAATAACTTTCGTTATCCAAATAAATTTTAGAAATGAAAGCACCATCAACGTACACACGATTTGGTTTTTCTTTTTCTAGATACTTTGTGATATACTTTAATCCCCAAGATTTAATTTCAGAATTAATCGCTTGTGCTCTACGAACAGAGTGTGCAATATCAACCATGCTGAATCCCCATAAAACATATTGTGTATATGGCTCAACTTCGTTTGCTAATTTTAAAACACCTTCTTTTGTTTTGATACCACTTTTTGTAAAAATTTGAGTAGCTTTTTTGATATCCACACCAAGTAACTCTGCTCTTTTCATTATGAATGGTAAGTCAAATGCTGCAGAATTGTAACCACTAATAATCGTTGGTTTAAGGTCTTTTATAATTTTGAAAAATTCTTCGATACATTTTTTCTCACCATCTTCACCATATGCATCCAATAGTTTTCTATAACCGCGATTATCTTTGATTCCAATTAAAATGATTTTATCATTCAACGGATCAAGACCCGTTGTCTCAATATCGAATACCATTCTATGAACTTCATTATAATCTTCAATACCTTTGAATAATCTTTTTTTCTTTTGAATAAGGTATTGTTCTACCGGCGTTAAAATAATAAACTGAGATTTGAAATTTTCTCCCCAAGGATCAATACCACCATCTTTAAAAAATTTAATAAGTTCTTGGTAACCCTTGGTACTTTTAACCATGTACTTTAAGCCGGCTTCCAATCTTTCATTTTCGCCAGTTTGAAGTTTGGTGCTTAAAATACCATACTCACCCATTTTCTTTTTTTGAAGGGCTTTACTACCTCCATAGAAATTGAACTCACTTAAATCACCCGCCCAAAGAAATGGTATGAAGGTGTCTTCAGTGACGTATTTTCCTCTTATGGGGTCTTGTATAATTTTGTAAATTTTGTTGGCCATGTAATCATACTCAACACCAACAATGTAGCTTTCCGGGTCAGAACCGTTCAAGAAGCTCTCGATAACTTCTTGAGATATAATCTCTTGCATATTTTATTTTTTGGGTGACACATTAGCTTACGGGGAAACCGTAATTTGCCTTTACCCTGTAAATATACATAAAATTATGGATAAAAAAAAATTAAATGATGTTAATGAATAATTTTTCTTTTACTGGTAATATGAGTTTTGTGGTTGGATTAGAATTAGTATCTAAAAATTGAACAATAAATTTACCTTCATACTTACCAGGTTTTACAGTTTGAACCTCTGTAAATCTGTATGTTATATAATATTCATCGGTTGTTTGATTATATTTTTTTGTTCTGGTTGTGATCAGAGCTGTTCCGTTAAGAATTATAGGTTCTTCGGTTTTATAATCGTACATTTCAAAAGTAATATCGGAATTTTCCAATAAATCATTAAATGATGATTTGTCATTTTTACCATCATCAATCAATCTAAGTTTTAAAATTGGGTCACTTGCCCCCTGTCTGATAAAAAATTCCATATTTTATAAATAGTTTACTGTCTATATTTTGTTTTTTAATTAAAAATCAAACCCCAACTTAGTAATTGATGATTATCGTTTCCACCTCCTGTCGCAGCACCAAATCCTATATAATAGGAACCATTGTCAAATGAAAAACCTGTAAATATTTTATTTGGTGAACCGGGCTTAGTATTTGTTGTATTCCAATAAAGTGAGAAAGTTTGTGTAGAATGGTTATAATCACCCCAAAAATATAATGTTTGTCTCCAAAATCCTGAAGAAACTGAATTATTGGATTGAATTGACATATTTTTATACCAATTATAACTATTATTAGACCAAGTTAAAAATGTAATGGCATTTATTGTATTAACCGAATTAACTAAACCGACCCCACCGCCCGTAGAACCATTTGTATTATTGGTTGAAGTCCATTGTAAACAAAATCCATCTGCACCCGTCCCACCGCCAATAAATGTTGACCAATTTACAGAAAAGTTTCTATTATATTTAATTGCACTTGTTCTATATACATTACCAATTCTGTTGTTTAGTGCGCTTGTTAAATAAAGAATATTTGATGTAACGGAAACATTACCCAAATAAGTAAGGCCCGATGTTGATGCGAAATTAGGATAATCAAATTCTTGTATAATTTGATTTACTTTAGGTAATTTTTTTTTACCAAATCTATTACTTGAACCACTACGAGACGATAATCTATTAATCATTATACACCAAATGTTGATAATGAGCCGATAACATTCCAAGATGAACCAACTCTAAATGCGGTTAAGCCAATTACTTCTGTATTGTTTGCACTACCCGTTGGTATTGTGTTATCAACCCATTTAATTGTTACGTTTGAACCGTTTATTTGATATTGTGAACCACTATATGGTGTTACACCTTGTTCGATAACATATGTAAGTGTTAATGTTCTATTGTTTGTGGTTGGCACATTATTAACATTCCATACACCATTTCCCGTTAAACCTGTTAAGTAGAATATTGATCCCGATGTATAATCAAATGTTCTATTTCCATTAAATCCGCCATCAACTGTAATAACCTCGCTAACACCTTCAATAATTAATGAACCATTGATTGTTTGGTTACCATTAAATGTATTTGAACCGGTTATTGCATACCCCAAACCACTTATTTGTGAACTACCAGATACTAGTCCTGAAGGTATTCCTGTTAATCCACTATATTGTATTTGAGAGCTACCTGATACTAATCCTGCTGTGAATCCAGTGAACGCTGTTGTTTGAATTGTTGAATCAGGAAAAGTTAAACCAGTTACTGTAAAAGTCCATCTAGTTCCATACCCTGAATAATTAATATCAACATCTGTATCATTAGCAACAACCGCACTACCAGGTGCTGTTGGCCCACTACTAATTAGTGTTGGATTTGGTACATTTGTTAGATTAGAGTAATCAATAGATCCAGTTAATGAAGATGCTGAAACATTAAAATTTGTTAATATACCACCATTTACAACAGATAAATTACTTCCTAAAATTTGTACGGTGTCACCGTCGGTTATTAAGTTTATACTACCACTTAAATTTTGTATTGTATCTACTGCCAAATATTTACTACCACTAATAATTTGGTTCCCAACAAATATATTTGACCCTGTCGTTGCGAAATATGATAGATCTTGTTCGTTTGTTGCCGCTATAATTCTAGAATCAAAAGATGCGCTTGTAGTGCTGTATGATGATGTAAATGTATTAAATGTACTCGATGACAAGAACATTGAAACATTCGTTGTTTGAACGGGCAAATTTGTTAAATGACTACCGTCACCAACAAAATAGGAAGCAGTAACAGAACCATCAACACTTAATTCATTTTGTAATTTAATACTTCCGCTGAACTCATATGTGTAACCATCAGAAAAAGAACCAGTATTAAAGGTAACCTGGCTTCCTGTATGAATAATAATTTGTGGGTTTTCCCAACTATTATTTGCAAATAGTTTTAATTCAGCTGGGTGGTTTGTTCCACCAACAGTACCAATATATAAATCTTTACCAACATTTAAAAGATATGCGTCGTTTTCATATCCAACATATCCACCATTATATGTGCTTGAGTTAATACCCAAATCAACAAAGTGAACAGTTTCATTTCCATTATCTGCAGTTAAAACCAAATCAGAACTGGCTAAACTTCCAGAATTAGTATTCGTAATGTAAACTTGAGCATAATAATCATTATAACCCTCAAAATGTGCGATATTAAGACTACCAGAATTCCTTACGTGAAGTTTTGGTGAGTTTGACCCACTAATAATCGTGTCAATTCCAATAATTGCAGAACCTGAAACGTATAAGTTTCCTTTATCCCATATGCCTTCAGACATAACTGCCCCAGACACAAATAAGGACCCAGTAAAAGTATGTTTATCATCAATACTATTACCAAAATTTGACGACCCACTAATTGTTTCTGTAGTGATGTTTGTTATTGACGAACTTAAAATATATTGTTGTGCGGTTATAGAACCACTTATTGTTAAGTCACCTTTAATAACTTGACTTCCAGTGAAGACGTGCGAACCACTATCAACAAGAACTTGTCTAAGACTTTGAAGTGTAGATTTATATGTTGTACTACCCAATACAACCGGGGTAACACCCGTTAAACTTGGTGCTAGTGAACTAGATAATTCGGAAATTTTTAATCCTGCCATTTAAATAAATATTTTAGTATAAAGCCATATTATCGTCTTCTGTTATTAAATATTCACCGTTTTCAGCCAAAAGGCCATTTGTAACGTATGATATTAAATCGTCATCACAATCAATTCCGCATATAAAGAAGTCATAATTATTAATTCTTGTTAAGAAATTGTGTCTAACATGTACAAAGTCTAGTGGCTCTTCATAATATTTTATTGATTTAATATTAAAACAAGAAACACCAGAATGAACACTATTCATTAATCCAGTTCCTCCTCCCCACGATTGGATAAATGGTTGAGCTCCCCTATTAGAAGCAACAACCTCTTCCCAATTTTCTTTTTTATAAATTGGTCTACCATTTAAGTATATTTTAAGTGTCCCCAACCTTCTCTGTCTCTCGTCTGCCCACTTTTTATTTAAAAATTCATATTTTTCTTCATATGTTGCTAGCTGATTTGAGGTAACAGCAGTTATCACTGTGTCAGAATAGTCAGATATTTTAAAACCAAGCATATCATTCCATCCACCCATATTTTCAATATCGCAATTATCATAATGCTTGTATCTATCAAAAACAATAGTAATATTAAAATCTTTAGTCAAACCAGTTGCACATAATGTTGGGGTTTGACCCATATCTGTATAATATGTTTCTGTATAGGCGTCGTTAGCGCAGTAACCCGAATAACGAATAGCGGTCCATTTTATTCTTCCATCAGAAGTAAACTGAAAAGATAAATTACTGTCAGCATAATCGGATGGGCTATTTGATCCTCTAGTTCCAAAATAATAGAAAACACCTCCGCTAGACCATGGCAACCCCTCCCTATTAAAAATAAAATCCAAAGTCCACCCACTAGCTGCTCTTCTTTCAATTGTTGAAGGACAATCTAAAAAGGGCTCTTTAAACTGATAAGCCCAAGGTTTGTTACTTAGTTTATTAGGTAAGCCGCAACAAGCATCTTCATCAGCCAAACGTAATGTACATTTTAAAACATTTGTTGTTCCTGTTGTAAATCCCGTAATTACGGATATTTCATCTGGTGAAGTAAACCTAATATCTTTAGCTAAAGGTTGGTTAAATGCTGATATTGTAAAATAGTGCGTTTCTCCAGTAAAACCTGTGTACTTGTAAACATCGCTATTCAATATGGTGTGTTGGTAATTTGCTGATACGTGGTTTACAAAATTGGAATATGGCACAGTTAAGGTTAATCCAGAATATTTGTAATTTGGATCATTAACGGTATTATTATACTCGTTTAAGCTAATCGTGTTCCTTGAACAACTAAAATTAGCCAAAGATTGGTCTATTTTTAGTGTTTGGTAAGTAATTGGTGTGGACAAATCTAATACATCAGTATTGTAATCATCTGTTACTTTACTTATCTCATAATCATAAAATTCTGAACTATCTAATTTAGAATTCAATCTACTACCATAAAACTTTAAAATATTCTGGCTATTCATATGTAGATAAATATCTTTCATAGGATTTGATATTTATATAAAAAAGCGTTTAGATGAATAATTTTATTAAACAAGTAATCGAAGAAAAGTTTGCATCAAAAGCTCAGCAAAGATTTTTCTATGCTCAGGCTGGAAAAGGTGGCAAAAAGGGTAAAAAGTGGGCTAAATGGGCTAAAGAATTTTCAGCAGACACCGATTTCAAAAAAATCCCAGAAAAAGTGGAAAAAGAAGAAGAAATCGAAGAAATTGTAGATGATCAGGGTAATATTAAGAGAAGTGAGGTTCCTTTAGCCATGAAAAAAAGTACAGTAGGCGCTAAAAGAAGAACCGATAAGGTGGTTAAGACCGGAGCTGGTGCTATGGGTATTCATGGTGTTCACGGTACACACACTTCATTAAGATATTGGGCAGAATCTGATATGAGCGCCGCTTTAGGATATGATGATACCCTTGGTGACGATGCAACATATGATGAAGCATATTCTCATTTTACTAAAAAATTAGGTTTAAGCGATGAGGAAGCTAAAGAAAGACTAAAAGCTATGGGATATATTCCTGGAGAAAAAGAATTAGTTAGATTGGTTGAAAATCCAAAAAAATTTATGCAAGATTATATTGAAAGTGTTCTTGTAAAAAAAGGTGACGATAAAGAGGTGATAGCAAAAGAAGAGGGTGAAAGTGAATTAAATCCACTAGTTAAGAAGCAAATCGATTCTTTAAAGAAAACCTTAAAGAGTAATAATATACCAGTAGAAAAAATTGTAAACCACCTTAAAAGTGAATAATCAACTAAAAGATAATGTTTACGAGGTCCCAAATGATATTTTAGAAAAAATCAATTCGGTACTTTCTTCGGTTAATGATGAATCCTCACATGGGGTTCAACGTGCTAAAACGCTTTGCTCAGAGAAAAAAGTAACCTATGGCCAATTAAAAAGAATTATACACGATATAAAGACTATTGACAAAGAAAAAGATAAACTAAGATACGAGTTATACGGCGGAGAGTTGATGGAAAAATGGGCGAAACAATTTTTAGATGGACAACGAGGGTTAGTTAAATCAAAAAAACAATCTTCTCAAAAAATAAATAATTTGACCGGAATGAACGGCATGAGAAAAAACCCTTTTTTATCTACTCATAAAAAAGCGGAAGAAAAACCATCATATAAAAATTTTCTAAAATCTAATTCAGACGAAACATCAATATCACCAATAACTTCTGTCGGTATTTTTGAAGAGATCGAAAGAATAAAAAAATTAATGTTATAAAGTATGCCAACACAATTAGAAATAATCGCAGAAAAACAGAGACAAGAGCATTTATCTAGAAATGCGTATATCGATAAAAACGGTTATGCAACAACCCATGAAAATGCGTTATCTACTGGAGATGATAAGGGTAAAGGAGAGACAAATACAATTGGGTCAGCGACAGATATTCAAACTAGAATAAACAATTTAGTTAAAAACACTTATTCTAGCGACAATCGTTATGATTCAAATAACCCAAATGCATTATCTGATGGTGATGAAAAAGGTAAAGGTGAAACTCTAACAATAGGTTCTAAAACAGATATAAACACCAGAACTGAATTACTATCCAAAAACACGTATAGTAATGTTAAAGGGTATAGTGCAACAAATCCAAATGCAGTTTCTGATGGTGACGAAAAAGGTAAAGGAGAAAATAATGGAAAGGTTGGTTCATTAACAGATATAAACACTAGAACAGAACTAGTAAACAAAAATGTTTATAACGGAGAAAATCGTTATTCAAGCGTTCACCCAAATGCATTATCTGACGGAGATGTGAAAGGAAAGGGAGAAGTTAATACACAAATAGGTTCTTCTGTGGATATTAATAATAGAATAGAATCGGTAGCAAGAAACAAATACGGAGAAACAAAAAGGTATCCGGATTTTTAATATGAAATTAGAAGAAATTATTGAGGAACAAAACGAAGGGATATTAAAAACAACTAAAAATAAACCCCTAGTGGATGCTATTGTAAATAGACATCCTATTACCTTTTATTATAGTGGCCCAAGAAAGCCAAAAAAGAAAAGCGTTAAAGCGGGGTATAGAGTAAAAGCGGAACCAGTAGCGCTTGGTGCACACAAAAGCACCGGTAACTTATTGGTTAGAGCATACATTGATGATCCATCAACATCAAAAAGAGGAACACCAGGTAAAGTTGGAAAAGAAAAATCTAATTATGGTTGGAGAACATTTTTAGCGGCTAGAATGTCAAACGTTCAAGTTGTTAAAGATGAAACTTTTAACACTATTAGAGAAAAATATAATGGCGGAGGAGATGATAAATCAATGAGCGTTACATATGTGAGCACAGATTTTTCTCAAACCCCACCTAAACCAAGAATTGGTGACACAAAAAAGCCATCAAAAACACCAAGTGTAGAACCAGAAAGACCAAAACCAGCAACCATCACAAAACAAGCAAGAAATGTAGACGCTGAGTTAAAAAAATTCGATGTTGAATTAGATACAATTGAAAAAGACATTAAAACAAATTTAGATGGTTACAAAGTAAACAAAGGTAAGCCAGAAGAAACAAAGTATATTCAACAATTAAAGGATCTCAACAAGAAAAAAGATGATCTTTTAAATAAAATTGCTGACACTATTGCAAATATTGGTCAAAATGTTAAACCTGAAGATAAAAGTAAAATAAGTAACTTTACTAGAAGAGTTTCAGCAAAGAAGAAAGATCCAGAAACATTAATTCCGACACCAACAGAAAAACCGTCTAAAAAACCGAATCAAAAAGATCAGGAACCAGTGGATAAAGAAAAGAAATTACCTGAGGTCCCTAAAAAACAAAAACCAACAAACAAACCAGAAGATAATCGTTATGATTTAAATGAAGGATTTGTAAATAGAGTAAAAAAACTTATTTCATATTTTTAACTTTATTTTAATCAAACAAACAAATATATTTATAATATTATGGGAAACGGAGCAATATCAGAAAACGACTTAATGCACAAATTAGTGCAAGCAAAAAAAGTAATGAATAAAGTTGATGGCGGTAATTTTGAAAGAGGTCACATTAATGAAGACATCTTAAGAAGTGCCCCAGAAGATATTTCTGAACAATCTGTCCCACCAACTAGACAAATGGCAACACCAAGTGTTGATAGAATACAACAATCAAAATTACCAGACCATATTAAAAAAGCTATGATTGATAATCCAATTCCACAGATTTCTCTAAACGAGACCTTAGATATGGATTTCGTTAAAGGAGCTAAAAAGTTAATGGAAAGAGAAGGTTTATCAAAACCAACCCCACAACAAAAAAACCCAGGCACAACAGCAAGCTCAAATATTGATATGAGTGCGATTGCCACATTAATTGAGAATACAGTTAGAAAAGTTATGGATGAAAAATTAAATCAGATTCTTACTGCACAACAAACAACTTCAATTAATGAAAACTTAGTTTTAAAAGTTGGTGATTCAGTTTTTAAGGGTAAAATCACTGGCGTAAATAAAGCCAAGTAAAGTTCACTTTTATTTTAAAATTCTTTATAATAGACATATAAGATTACAAAAAATGTCTAAAATAAGAATATTAGCAATCCCATCTGATGGCCACGGTGTTGGCAAATACAGAGTACTAGACCCATTTAAATTTATTGGAAATAATCATTCTGACGATATCCATGTTGATATTGTTATGAATCTAGAAGATGATGATAGTGTGTTCGATAACTATGATATTGTTCTCTTTCATAGTTTTATACACATGGTGCCATTCGAAAGAAATTTGGAAAGAATCGATTGGTTAAAAAAACGAGGCATCAAAGTTATTATGGATATTGATGATTTTTGGAACGTTGACCAAAGACATCCGATGTTTGAACAAATTAAAAAACAAAACATTGCAGAAAAAAAAGTAGCTTTCTTAAAAGCAGCAGATTATGTTACCTGTACAACAGAATTTTTTGCTAATGAAATCAAAAAAAGATTGGGGGTTAAAAATGTAATTGTGTTTCCAAACGCTGTAGATGAAGAAGAACCACAATTCAAGCCAACCCCGTTAAAGTCTGACAAGATTAGGTTTGGCTGGTTAGGTGGGTCTTCACATTTATATGATATTGAGTTAATGAAAAGCGGTATAGAAAGTATTCAAAATGAATATAAAAATAAAACTCAATTTGTTTTATGTGGTTTTGATTTAAGAGGCAGTGTTCATGAGATCAACAAAACAACTGGAGAGATTACACAAAGACCAATACAACCCCATGAAACTGTATGGTCTAAATATGAAAGTATTTTTACTTCTGGATATAAAGCATTAGACGAAAATTATAGAAATTTTTTACTTTCTTATGTTCAGTCAGATTACCCATCAATGGATGTTCCGTATGTTAGAAGATGGACACAGGATATTACCAAATATGCATTAAATTACAACTACTTTGATGTTTCATTAGCACCACTGCTTGAATCACATTTTAACTCATGTAAATCTCAATTAAAAGTGATCGAGGCAGGTTTCCATAAAAAAGCCATAATTGCTAGTGAAACAATGCCATATACTATGGATCTAGTATCGGCTGTTAATGAAGGTAAATTTAACGATGCCGGTAACGCATTACTTGTATCGCCAAGAAAAAATCATAAAGATTGGGCAAAGCACATGAAAAGATTAATAGATAACCCAAATATGATTGAAGACCTTGGTAATCGTTTATATGAAACAGTTAAAGACAAATATTCTTTAAAAAAGGTGTGTGCAGACCGCGTTCAATTCTTTAAATCCATTGTTAACAAATAGTTTTTGGTTTTTCGAAAAAAAAGAGTTATATTAGTTAATAACATTAAAATCAAAAATTATGTATTATTTAATTACTATCGGTTACGAAACCGAACAAATGGACAGAGAGGGTAACCCTAGAATCAAAAAAGTTAAATACGTGCTTCAGGCTGAATCTGTTGAAGAAGCTACTATGGTTGCTGCCAAATATAGGGCTGGTGACATTAGAGGTAGCGAAAGCTTGAGTGTAGTAAAAATGCCAATCGAATGTGTAATAGACGAGAAAAACACGCCGGAATATTACAAGTAAAATGATTTCGAAAGAAAAAATCGAAAAAAATAAAAAGAAGTTTCTTGAAGTAAATGAAACTTACGGCATTTTTACAAAAGAGTTAGAAGAGTTTCTGGGTGATGATTTTTTTCATTGCCCAGCTTCTCCTTCTCTTGATTTATATGGCGCGTATCCAGGTGGGTTATTAGATCATTTATTAAAAGTTTGTAAATTTTCACTATACATAAATGATATACTACCCGAAAAAATAAAAATCGAAAAAAATAAAATAGTAAAAACTGTTTTTTTATCACAAATTGGGAAAGTATTTTTATTTAAACCAAACCCAAGCGAATGGCATAGGATCAATCAAGGTAAAATGTATGTTTACCAAACTGAAAATATGGTTGCAATGAAAGCAGGTGAAAGAAGTGCTTTCTACGCTTTAAAATATGGGTGTAGTTTAGATGATGATGAATACCAAGCAATAATAAATGTTGATAAAGACGCTGATGATAAAATGGCAAAGTGGCACTCATCAATCTTATCACAGATACTAAAACATGGTTTTGAATTAGCACTAATAGAAGAAAAATATGGAAACAAATAACAATTTTTTAAGCATTTTAGATAAGCTAAAAGAATACGAATCGTTACTTTCCAAAGATGATGATTCTGAATTAGATGAAGAGTTGGTTAAACAAATTAACCAAACACTTGATGAACTAAATGAAGAAGTTTATTCAGCGCAAGCAAAAGAGCTATCATCATTCTCTGTTAAGTTTATCAATAAATCAACAAACGAAGACCCAAAATTTGCATATGAAGGAGATAGTGGATTTGATCTTAGAGCAGATATTGAGGAACCAATTATAATTCAACCATTTAAAAGAGCATTGATACCAACTGGATTATATTTTGAATTAGTTAAAGGTATTGAAATACAGGTTAGACCAAGAAGTGGTTTAGCGGTTAAACACGGAATAACAGTTTTAAATAGTCCGGGTACTGTTGATAGCCACTATAGAGGTGAGGTTAAGGTACCTTTAATCAATCTAGGTGAGGAACCTTTTAAGATTGAAAAGGGTGATAGAATCGCTCAAGGGGTTATAATGCCAGTATTTGGTGAGGGTAAGATCACATTAGCTAAATCAGACCAAATTAACGATACAACAAGAGGTGAGGGTGGCTTTAATTCTAGTGGAATTAAGTGATATTTATATGGGTGAGAATAACTGTTAATTTTAAAATTTAAAGTTTTGATAAATCGAAAAAACAAAGCCGCCGTAATAGAGGAGAAGAAAACACCGCATAAACAAAGAATTAGAGAAATCATTAAAAAACCCAAGGAGAAATTTTTAACACAATCACAAGAAGAGTATTGGAGAATATTGGGTGAAAATCAAATAACATTATGTTTTGGGCCCGCTGGGGTAGGTAAATCATATATAGCGATGAAAAGAGCTATTGATTTACTTTGGGACGATGATAACAAATATGAAAAAATAATCATCGTTAGACCCGCAGTTGAGGCTGAAGAAAAATTAGGCTCATTACCTGGTGGTTTAGAGGAAAAACTAGATCCATACATTTATCCATCTTATTATTTGTTAAATAAAATAATAGGAAAAGAGGCCAGAGAAAGAATGAAGGACGAAGGTTATATTGAAGTGGCTGCTTTGGCTTATATGCGAGGATGGAATGTCGACAATACTATCCTTGTTTTTGAGGAAGCTCAAAATGCAACACCAGCGCAAATAAAATTACTTTTAACACGTATTGGTTTCAATTCTAAATTTTTCTTATCTGGAGACTTAGAACAATCTGATAAATTCAAAGATAAAACCAAAACCGGATTATATGACGCTAAAAAAAGATTAGAAGGCGTTAGAGGAATCGGTATATTTGAATTTGGTAATGATGATATTGTTAGAAACCCAATTATTAGCGAAATTTTAAAGAGATACGAGTAAATAGATATTTACTTTATTAAATTTTAACCCTATCTTTTGAAGTATGAATATATACATTTCAATAGATGGGGTTTTACGTAATTTCATAAATAGATTTCACTATCATTATGAAAATGCATACATTGATGTAGATGTTGATGCAAGCGAAGATAAGTTTGACTATAAGGTAGTTGAGCCAATTACAAATCAAGATCTTTCCAATCATTTTATATTTCAATCAAAAGAGCAAAAGGATTATTTTCAATACATTGAATATCCGATGGAGCTTTATGGACATTCTCCAGTAAGTTACATTAATGTTTATAACGAGTTTAATAAACTTGTATATGATCATAAAGATGATAACGTTACACTTGTTGGCTTAGATGAATTCGGTAAAGCTAGACCAGCCACTTTATTTTTTCTATCTCGAAG